ATTTTCTGTATCCTCCTTTTCTGATATGGTTTCGTCTGATGATGGCAAAGCAAAGTCAGATATAGTTTCATCTGATGATGATGACGATGATGATGGTAAAGATGAAGATGATGATGAAGATGACAATGATGATGGCAAAGCAAAGTCAGATATAGTTTCATCTGAAGATGGCAAAGCAAAGTCAGATATAGTTTCATCTGAAGATGATGATGAAATGGAACGAATGTTCTCAGGAATTTCTTCAACAGATGATAGACTTTTTTCAACAATTTCTTCGGGTTCATCAATAGAGGCTTCTACAATTTCATCAATATTATTTTCTTCATTATCATTCTTTTTGACATCATCTTTTGAAACCAAAGAAATTCGTTTTTTCCGAGTTCCCCATTTGGGAGGTTTTATCTTATTTCCTTCTTCGTCATAAACAACACCTTTCTTTTTATTTCTCATAGATTGTTTATGTTTCATTAATTCATCTGACATTTTTTCACATTTTCCTGTTTTTCTATTAAAACGTTCTCCATTTTTACAACGTACAGGTTTTTCTTTATCCATATAGCTTAAAATATATGGATAAAATAATGTAGAGAATACAGCGATAACTATAAAGGGTCAATTAGATAATACAAATGTAGTCAAACACTTGTAAATATCTTCAATCACACGTTTTTTCTCTAAATTGTAGGACCTAATGGAAGCCAAACATTCATCATATGTTTTCCACTCTATTTTGCTTACCTCAGTTTTATCAAAAGGACGTCCCTCTTGTTGCTCCACTTTCATCAAATAATATTTGTGTTTGTAAGATTTATAATTCGACCCCATAAACACCTCTTCAAATGGTTGAATATTTTCAATGAGTTTATGACCATGGTAACCAGTTTCTTCAGCAAATTCGCGTAATGCACAATCAATATCTTTTTCATTATAATTACGACGACCTTTTGGAAATCCCCATTCGGCTTCTTTCCATTGAGAACACATATTTGATTCATCTATAAGAGAAGCCAGTGTATAGATTTCTTTATTTGTCATAATTCCCGAATGAAGAGCCTCGAATTTCTCTCTAGAAGACTGCTCTTCCTGTTTATATTGTCCCGACTGATTACACCATAATTGAGACCATAATTCATCAAATTCGCATTCTAATAAACTCGTTTTTTCATAAATAGTCATTTCATTCAACAAATTCACCAGATATTCTTTGTTATATATCGAATATTTCCCTCGCATAAAATCCATAAATCCTAAAGTATCCTTACGTCTAATCATCAAAAATTGTAGTTCTCCATTAGAGTCAAATCTAAAAGCTACAATCCCCATACTGATAATAGGCATTTTACATTGATGAAAATTATGTCCGGATTTGCCACAATTGCCACATGACGGTTCCATTGCGTTATTATAATCCAAACCTTCTATATAGTTTATTCATGGCATCTTCATCAACACACGAATTAGATCCAGTGATATGGGGCCCACATTATTGGTTCTTTATGACAACTTTAGCAATGGGTTATCCAGATACTCCTAATTCTGTCACAAAAAGGAAATATTATGATTTTATTAGTAATCTGCCACTCTTTATACCGAATGCGGAATTGGGAAATAAATTTAGTCATTTGTTAGACCGTTATCCGGTTTCGCCCTATTTAGACAACCGTGATTCGTTTTTAAGATGGGTGCATTTTATTCATAATAAAATAAACCATTTGTTGGGAAAAGAAGAAATATCTTTCGCTTCCGCTTTAGAGAACTATTTGGCAGAATATCGGCCGAAACCGATTGTTCTTTCTGAAACAATCAAATGGCGTAAAATAGCTGTTATAGGGGTTGTTATTTTTATTTTATTCTTTTTGATTTACTTGAACTATAAGTAAGGTTAATATACAATTTCTTTCTATAATATAGAGAACATATGCGTATAGAAATATTTATTTTTATTATAACCGGTTTGCTTATTTTCAATACTTATACAGATGGAAAATACTTGAAAATGGCATTTCAGTTCAAAAAATATTATCAGATGGCCGCTATTGCATTAGGTGGGTTCATTATTTATTTTATGATTAAAAAGAACCCCCTTAATATCGGTGCTATGTTATCAACCACAAATGACTATTTGAAATATATGCCAATAGATAAGGGCACATCATCTATTTTAAGCCCTATTTTGGATTTCACAAGTCGTCAAGATTTCAATCAATCACAGTCGATGTATGGAGGGTCTGTTCCAGTCCTACCAGTAGATCATTTAAGACAACAGCAAAAAATACAAATGTCAGGTATTGCTCGACCAGGCGAAAGAGTAAAACGGTCTGTAAGCGAATCGAAAAAACGATTTGTTGCCGCTCGTCAATCATGGAAATGCAAGCAATGCCAACAGCAATTAACTGCATTCTATGAAGTTGACCATATTCTGGCCTTACAACATGGAGGTTCAAACCATATTGATAATCTTGCAGCGGTATGTAGAGAATGTCATGCCAGCAAAACATATATGGAAAATTTGTGAGTATATTGAGTGTGGTCATTTTATCGCCATTTTATACCAGTGAAGATTTAAAATGGGACGCCCCATAGGGGCGTCATTTCATTCATAAACGGCGTTAAGCCGTTTATGAATATACAAAATTGGCTTTTGCCAATTTTGTATCAAATCGTTACTGATATCTGACCCTTGGAGAATTAAAATGTCCCATTTTAATTCTTCAAGGATTTAAAGGTGCAAAGGTGTAAAATGATATTCCTTTATGACAATTCAATTATATCTTCATAAATATATAATGAATGCTTAGTTCTCCTCTTTTGTCAGTAATAACGTATTTATCTATTATAGCCGTTCTTTATTTCATATATTCTCATATTGTTTTAGCCGGAAATGACCCGAAAGCAGGAACCAAGAATTTCCTATCTAACATATTCATGATTGTAGTTCCCGTCATTGCTCTATTCATTCTATTATCATTATCTCTATATGACCCTACAACAGTTTCATATGTTGCTTTTGGTGCCTTATTTGCAGGGATTGTTATATATGCCTGTTATTATTTCCTACAGACCACTTTATCCCAATATATTTTCAATGTATATTTGTTGTATATTGTGATTGCCGCTATTTTTCTTTTTGGATTATCAATTGTCTATACTATTTTTTCAGGAACTCTGCGTAAAATGACTGGATGGACCGGGTTCTTTATTAATTTCTTGTTTTATATCCCGTGTTTAATTCGCGATGCCGTCGGAGCTGTCATAAAGGAATATTCGACGTTTTCGAATACGCTGGTGGTTTTATTTGCCATTGAAGTTATTTTGTTAATGATATATTTCTTTATGATACCTTTTGTAAATAGCAAAATATTTCCCGATAAAGTGGTTTTATTAGAAGAACCTGCAATGTTAAATACAGGGATGCCTTTGAAAACCCCGGTGGATATTTCGAATAATTTCGGATTGTCTATGTGGGCATATGTCAATCCTGGTGCTAATAATAAACCGGGATATGCAAAAGAGAGCGCAATATTTTCTCTTTTAGACGCTTCTGGAAACACACATATAAAACTTACATATTCGAATGCTGACCAAGGAAATAACGATTTTATTATGTATGTGGGAGAACAGGCATTTCCGATGTCATTACCCCTACAGAAATGGCATAATTTCGTATTCAACTATGTGACATATGATACAGATGCACCTAGTTCAACAGGGACTCCTGGGCCGAGTTCCAAACCACCTGAACTATCAATGTGGCAGTATCTATTATCTTATTTTTATAAGACACCGAAACCGACATTGATACGTCCAATGGTTCATCAAACTACTGTGGATATGTTTGTGAATGGTAATTTAGAACGTTCTTTTACATATGATGGAATTAGTAAGCCTATTCCGATTGTAAAAAACAATAGTCGTATATCTATTGGAAATTTGGAAGAGAATTTAGTAATGACAGCTGATGGGGTAAAAGGCGCCAATAATTCAAATAGAGATGGTCTATATGGTTCTATATGCAATATAGTGTATTATAAAGAGCCTGTCACAAAGATGGCATTGGTATATAATTATAATTTGCTGGTTATACAAAACCCACCGGTATAAACCGTGTATTTCCGGTTTAACCATGCTCCGTGTATTTCCGGTTTAACCATGCTCCGTGTATTTCCGGTTTAACCATGCTCCGTGTATTTCCGGTTTAACCATGCTCCGTGTATTATCGGTTTAACCGTCATGATTACTTCCAAGTAGGTCCTATAAAAATATATTTTTATAAGACATATATATAGTATGAATTATTTTATTATTATTTTAGGAATCATAGTAGTATTTCTTATATATTACGTATACACTATCGTAACTGCGGTTCCAGTAATTGTAAAATCAGTTGATTTGACCCAACCTGTAGCAAAAATTCCTTCATCATCTATTACAAATCCTTATAGCACAAATTATACAGTAGGTGTATGGGTATATGTTCAGAATTTTACTCCTCAAATTGGCAGATTTTTGATGTATGGGGATGCAAATTATAACGGTCCAAATAGTTTATTTAGTTTAAGAATGGATACCAATGGAAATAATCTATATGCCGATGTTTTAGTAAACAAAATTGGCGGTGGAACAACTGTTTTACCAGTGTTATTGAATTTAACAAATGATTCTTTCCCAATTCAAAAATGGGTTTATGTAGTTGTTTGTGCATCTTATAATTATATTGAAGGGTATTTAAATGGCAAGTTTATGACAGCCGTAAATATTAGTAATAACACTTCTTATGGAGTGAATGGCACATATATGGCACAAGCTCCAAAAGACCCTAATGCTGGTGCCACATTCTCGTTTGGAGGCCAAGGCACGACAATGGATGATGGAATTACTGTAAGACAATCAGGAAGTCCAGTGGTTTTATCGCAACTTTCAAGATGGGATAGTCCGCTTACTGCAGGAGATATTTATAATACATATATGAAGGGTAATGGACAACAATCGAGTATCTGGGGACAAGGTTATAATATGGATATTGTTATTAAAAATGGTAATAATGTGCATGATATATCCGTCTTTTAAGGTAGGCAGGGGTTTCTCCTCTCGTTTTGGGTTCTTTATAGGTTATATATATATATATATGTGTGTGAATATATTCTATAATAATATATAGTATATATTTAGTATAATGGCATCAGAAAATCCACCCCCTTCTACATTTGAAAACGCAGGAGAAGCAATTGCTGATGCAGGCACATCTATTAGTAATTCTGTTTCAGAAACCGCAAAATCATTTAGTGATCCCGCTCAAGTGAATACAACAAATAGTAGTTTTTTGGACTCAAATGGGATAATTGCCAAAATCGTTTTTTTGATTTTAGTTATTATTATTTTTGTCATACTCTTCTTCATAGTAGTAAGACTTATCGGATATTTCTCACAACCATCTAATAACCCAATACTTATTAATGGTCAAATAAATGCTTCCAAGAAAGTTGTCATAAAGCAAAATCCATCTGATACTTCTTCGAAAACGCTTATTCGGTCTAATAATCAGGCAACAGGAATAGAATTTACATGGTCTCTTTGGGTTAGTCTCAGTCCAGATGGTGTAGGAAATGCAGTCACACCTACATGGCATAGTCCTATTTTTGTCAAGGGTGATGCAAGTCTTGCGAATAATGGTATCAATTCCTATTGTTCATTGAATAATGGTCCAGGTGTATATTTTGGAACACCAAATGAACCCAATCATTTATATATCCTAATGGACACGGTTGATACACCGGCAATTAATAGTTCTAATTTGATAGTGGATATTTCAAACTTGCCCGTCAATTATTTCCATTTAGCAATTCGTTGTCAAAATACATTTTTGGATGCTTATATCAATGGCACACTTGTAAAGCGTCATAATTTGATGAATGTCCCAAAACAAAATTATTATGATGTGAATGTGTGTCCTTATAATGGATATAACGGGTTATTGTCCAATCTACAATATTTTAGCAAGGCATTGAATGTTGTCGAAATCAATCAGATTGTTCGTGCAGGTCCAAATACAAAAGACGTGACACAGGCATCATATGAACCACAAATGATTAATTCTATTTCTACCTCATGGTATAACAGTTTCTTATAAACTTATCATAAACCTTTATGACAAGTTCTCAACATTTAATAAATGAGTAGTAATTCACCAAGTGTTTGTTCGAATCCTGCATATTTAAATTCTATTAATCAAAAATCGCGATTTCAGTTATTCAATATTCCAGCGAATAGATATGATAATCTAGCACAAAACCCTTATTTGAAAATCAATCCCGCAACTGGACAACCTTATACGAAAACAGAACTCGATATGCGAAGAAAAGCCGAAATCCTAAAATATAATAGTAATCGTATGTCGTCACAAACAAATAGTCTTACAAAAGCCCAGATTTTCGCTCAAGTTGCCAATGGTTCTTATCAAAAACGCACATATTCACAAGAATTCATCAATCAAAATACGCAAAATGGGGTTCTCAATATATGTCCTCCGGGTGTTATAGTAAAAACACCATCCAGTGCTTCTGATGTCCCTGGTAATATGCTTCTTTATGACGACCCTGCAATCCCCCTTTACAACTTAGTAAATGATAACACAACCGCATCTTATGGATTAATCAATCCGGTTCTCGACCCATATGGAAACGGATTTCAATATACAAACGAGTACAATATTCGTTCAACGCCTACTATTTTCACGGTTTATATGTTTAACAATACTCAACCAAATTATAGGTTCTCTTTTTCGACACCATTAATGTTACAATTTTCCGGTGGATTAAATTCTAGTATTTTACCAACAAATATAACCAGTCCATTCACATTCCAAATTTTATTAAATACGGTTTCTTTAAATATAAATTACAGTTATTCACCAATGACCCTTAACAATGGAATAACATATAACATCAATGGTTATCCTATTAGTGGTCAAACTCTTTTCGATATTAGTGTTAATCCTCAATATGCGGCTTTTAATGGTTCTTGTTATTTAGGTAGTATAAATGTATCAAATATTGTTTTACCAGTTTCTTTAGGTTATATTTATGATTTTCAACTATCCATTTCTTATTCTATTAATTATCCTTCAAATAGCACTTATCAAACCTATTATTATCCTCCGTCAATAAATACAGTATTCAATGTTACAAAAGGCATTACTCCGAGCCAAACCAATTGTATAATAACGAGTCGTAATCCGCCTATACCTCCTAATATTCAAATAAGACCATTAATAGTTAGTGGTGTTCCGTCTTCATAATTCTTTATTGGATAATAAATAAATCTCGCGAGGAAATCGCCATATAGCATTAGGACCCCAAGAAGCCACATCAAACTTCATTTCTAATAAACGGTTCTCGATATATGTCAAAAAGAATGAATATGCGTTATATAATCCCTCCATTCTCTCAATTGAGACCGGTAAATGTGTTCTGTTTCCATGATACATAAAATCATCCAGTAGAAATTCAGGATGGTCCAATGGTAAATCATAGTGTAATGGATTATCAAATGGTCGATTATATAGTGTATGAAATATTTTATATATTTTATGTAAATTGTTGAGAACATTTCGATAAGTTCTCACATCTTCCGTATGAATAAGTCGATATATGATTGTATCTTTTTGACAACCGACTTGTTCTCTACATTTAGCCAATAACCACTCTAATTCTGACCTGGCGCATTTAATATCTATTTTGTTATTCGCTAATGCATCACGTTCTCTAAGAAAAGTAGCATAATCTTTTTCTACTCTATTTTTTAGAATAGGGATTTGGGTTAATGGGATTGTATCATAATAGTGTAATAATTCCTTTATGACAATATCGGGACAGGTATCATCCGGTGGATTATCCAAAGGGTTCTCAACAAAAGGGAACAATTCGTGTGTCAAAAAGGATAATTGCTCAGGAGTTAAATCAGTTGAAAGATATGAACCACCACGGACATTGTCAATACCTTTTACTAACATTTGCTTTTTGACATATATATCGAGGTCTAATGGATGGTTTTCGGGCCATTGATCGATTATTTTCAAAGGTTTGAATTTTTTTAAATATCCATATTTGAGAACTGATTCTACAAGAATTTGATTAGGATAATCAACGGGGGGTTCTCTCGCTAATAGAAAATATTTACCTTGTTCAAGCTCTAACAGATAAATTGTTCTTTTGGACATTTATAAAACATAATAATAGGTTTTTATTATGTTTTCTTTATGATTTATTTATTTATGATTTATTCTGGTCTTTATGATTTATTCTGGTCTTTATGATTTATTCTGGTCTTTATGATTTATTCTGGTCTTTATGATTTATTCTGGTCTTTATGATTTATTCTGGGAAAGATTGGGGTTCAAACACTGTTGTTGGCTTGGGAAAACTTGTCCAGAAAGACATTTGTCTTGGTCAGAAACATTAATACATCCACGTGTGCCATTGTATTCGCCTACTAGACACCAATTTGATTTAGAGGTGGAAGGAGTAGCTTGAATAGGACTGGTGCTTTGGTCCGGAACAGGAGATTGAGGAGGTTGTGTAGGAGGTTGATTAATATGTTGGTCTAGTTCGGCACCGGCTGAGCGACCGGATGCTTTAAGAAGCAAATCTCCTACAGAATGAACAGTTCCATTCAAAATATCAATACCTGTTTTGGATGTATCAGAAACAACATCGGATGAACGGTCTAATAAATTACCTGAAGCATATCCTAAATCAGCTAACCCTTTTGAAACAATTGGACTGAAAATATCGATAAAATTCTGGAGAGCATTTCCAAAAATATTAAAAATATTTATTCCTAAAAGCGATAAAATTAGAACAATCGACAATATGATAATGAGAACATTCTTTGAGATATCACCTGCACTTGTAACGGCAGGTTCGCTAGAATATCCAATAGAAGATGATGACGGTATTGAGTTATCCATTATATTATACAATTATATTATCTTCGGAGAGCATTCGTTTAGCCTTTTCTTTTATTGTATTAAAGTATTATAAATGGGATTTTTCAGTTTATTAGAGACATTCTTTTTTATTAGTTTAGCCATTACGTTTGTTTTGATTATGATGCTTGTATATCATTTCAAAGGACGTCTTGTTTTATTAGAAGAGAAATGTAATACTATGTTTGAAATTATGAATTCGATGGTAAAAGAGATGAAGAATATTCGTGATAGTGTGAATACTCCTCCTTCTGATCCTACATTTGATGGCCCAGCATTTACAACATCTGTGCCTTTTGGAGGTGCTGCAAGTGGTCTTTTCCCTCCTGAATTATTTCGTATGTTTCAAATGAATGGTTCTCAACCATATGATGGCGAAGATGATGGTGAAGAAGATGACGAAGATATTGGCTATGAAGTAGTAGATGATGAACAAGAATTCAAAAAGATTGTTGTTTCTGATACCGAATTATCTGATGACGATGAAGATGATGACAATGTAAAAGTCATTTCTGTAGATATGAATGATATCGATGAATCTGAACCTTTAGCGGATTTAGAGGAAGAGGATATTGTTTTGGACGATGAAGATAGTAATGAAGATATAAATGAAGATATAAATGAAGATATAAATGAAGATACTAATGAAGAAATGAATAATGTAAATTCATCTGAAAAGGTTGATTATAAAAAGATGGATGTGTCATATTTGAGAACAATGGTTCTCACTCGTGGTTTAGCAACTGATACAAAAAAAATGAAGAAGTCGGAATTGATAAGACTTTTGGAAGAATAAAGTTATTATAAATCAAAATATTATATAAGATATATATAATGTTTCAATCAGAACCTACATCTTATGCCACTGCATATTCAAATCAAACAGAGTCATTGCCTCCTTCGGCATTAGGATATCATTCCAATAATAAATATGAAGGGTTTCCACCTCTTATGTCAGATGGTCGCACTGTAACTGCTTCTTATCAACCTGAAGCCGTTCTCAATGAACATCTTTTGAGAGAAATCGGTGTTGAATCAAATTGGCAATATCGTCAATATCTTACAAAGAACGCTAAGGAAATTATGAAATATAATTGTATCCAAACCGCAACTGATTCTGGATATTTGAAAAGATATGCTGACCTTACATCTGGTAGTTATTCCACCCCTTTTATATATCCTTCTTATGAAAACAAACAGAAACCTCAAGGATATGTAGAGAGTGATCTTAAAGAATTATATTTATCAAGAGACCAATTACAAGCCCGTATGGTTGCTCCTGAAATTACTCAGGCAGAACTTTATAAAAATAAAACTGCTAAGTAAATACATCCGTTGTTCAAGTAAAGTACATCCGTTGTGCAAGTAAACGGTAAATACATCCGTTGTGCAAGTAAACGGTAAATACATCCGTTGTTAGAAAATTGATTTATTTTTATGGATAAAAACAAATCACACACCCACTCCCTATTAAATGAATATTTTATCAACTACTGACAATATCCTTTTGGATACTCCCGATTTTATGCCGCCGCCACCACCCACACTAATAGACCTTCCACATAATCCCGATTTTAGTTTTATGGATAAACATTCAGGTATGATGCTTTCTCGTGGATATAATGTCATCAATCAGTTAGAAGGATGGAGAACTCTCACATACTTTTGTGGAACTTCATTTATATTTTCAAAACGTAGTGATATACTTAGACTAACTAATGCTATACATGAAGACTGGGATGGTCATTCTGGGTGTTCTATGGGATGGGTTATGCGCCAACTCGAACAAATTGCTAAAAATGGATTTACGAATTACAAAGAAGATTTTTGTAAAAAAAACAGACAGTAATTAGGATAAATAATTTATACATAAGAAAAATAACTATATATAAAATCCTTTTTTATGTATATCACAAATGAAAATCATCAGTTTCGATGTAGGTATCAAAAACATGGCATATTGTATTTTTGAAACAAATCCAAGTTCTCAAGTAAAAATATCAGATTGGAAAGTTCTCTCTTTAATAGGAGAACCTGAAGAAACACCACAATGTAATCATACAATTTCTACTAAAAAATCTAAAACAACAGTCGAACCATCCATTTGTGGTCATAAAGCTAAATACAGTCAATCCCAGACATTTCTTTGTGACAAACATGCAAAATCCTTAGCAAAAGATAACAAATGGTTATTGCCAGAGCCACGATTTAAGAATGTCAAAAAGATGAAATTGGAAGAGTTAGTCGGGCTAGCAACCTCATTTGGGTTCGCCTATGCTCCTTCCGAAAAACCGAAAAAACCAGATGTTCTCTTATGGGTTGATAATTATTTATCTAAAAACTGTTTGGTGCCGGTATCTAGGCGAACATCGAAAGCAGGTGATGCCGATATGGTTTCTTTAGGACAAGCTATGAAAACTATTTTTCGCGATTTATTGCCGGATGATATTTCAGTGGTTCTCATAGAAAACCAGATATCTCCTTTAGCAAATAGAATGAAAACAGTTCAGGGAATGTTGGCACAATATTTTATTATGCGTTATGAAGGGATTCGTATCGAATTCATTTCTTCTGCAAATAAACTAAAAATGTTCTCAAAAAAGGAGGATAAAGATGGCGATAATAAAAAAGAAAACAAAAAAGAAGAAAACAAAAAAGAAGAAGAAGAAAAAACCGACGCTCAGAAATATAAAGAACACAAAAAAGATGGTGTTTTTTATTGCCAACAAGTTCTCGATAAAAAAATCTTAAATGGTGGAGAACAATGGGTAACTTGTGAAAGAAAAAAGAAGGACGATTTGGCGGATTGTTTTTTACAAGGAGTATGGTGGCTTAAACGTGAAGAAATAATAATAACCGCGTAAGACTTAAAAATAATTATTATAAGAATATCATAAATGGAAGTCATCGATTTGGGATTAAGTGATTTAGACGCTATTTCAATCAATCTAGACGACCCTTCTCCATCTATGGGAGGTGGTATCGAATTATTGATGAATGAAAAGAAAAAGGCGCCATCTGGCTCGATGAATATCGATTTAGGAGAATTGGACAAATTAGAAAATGAATTGAATAACTTATCTGCGTCGGCTTCTTCTGGAGGAGATAGTAAAACTCTTGGTGGATTAGGGAGTTCTTTTTCGAATTTTTTTGGTTTGGGTTCTTCTACATCAAGTGGTGGAAATGAGACTAAAACCATCAATGACCCCTCTTCAGGAGGAGGAGCAGAACCAGCACTCGGCCAAGCAACTGTTGATAGTATGGGAAATACTAAAACCTGGGATGGGTTCTCAAAAATCAATGAAATCCCTCAATCTACTTCAAGAGGTGGAGGAAACCTCTCTGACCGTGAAAAACGTCGTAAGAAGCGTATGATGATTAAGAAGATAGAAGAATGGTATGAAAAGGGGTTGATTAAAAACAATCCGCATTTCACATTAGAAAGTTCTTATGAAGAAATTGAAGATGAATATGAAACTGCATTGGAAGATAAGCGAAAGAAAGATTCAGTTAAATTACAAGGATGGTGGTTTATGACAGCCGTGAATTCCCTTGAATATGCCAATGCTGCGTTCAATCCATTTGATATCAATCTAGATGGTTGGGGAGAACAAGTCAGTGAAGATATCGATTCATATGAAGAGATTTTTGCTGAACTCCATGATAAATACAAGGGTGGTAAATTATCACCGGAGATTTCACTAATTCTTCGTTTAGGATTTTCGGCAGCCGTTGTCAATTTCACAAACAAGGCACTTTCATCGGCTACGCCGGCATTTAATGATGTTATTAAACAAAGCCCGGAATTAATGAAGATGTTCACCAATGCAACTGTTTCATCCATGTCTCAAGCCAGTCCTGGGTTCAATATGGCTAATAATTTGATGAAAGAAAACCAAGGACAAGGTCCTAATAGAAATATGGGTCCTCCACCCGCTCCAGTAGAAACAAAATCAATGCCTAATATGGGACAAAGACCTGGAAATAATACTCAGATGTTCTCTCCACCTCAAAATAGACCCGATTTAGCAATGGGCCGAGGAACAACGGCTTCGCCACTAATTCCACCACCAGGACCAGTCAGTGGCCGTAGCGAACCAGTTCCACAAGTATCTCGTGGTATTTCCGATAATCAAATACAAAGACCCGAAATGCGTGGCCCTAGCACAGATATTGATTCCATATTGTCGGGATTAAAGACACGTGTTGTTTCTGACCCCATTATCCCCCCTTCATTTAATTCAGAACCAGAGCCGTCGAATAATAACGCGGCAAGTGAGGTTTTGAGTGAATATGGAATGGATTCGATGGTTTCTGTGAGTAGTCTTAGAGATATGCAAGGAGGTAATATTCCTAAGAGATCGAGAAGACGTAATAATAATTCCCGAGGAAATACGGTTTCACTTGATATCTAGAGTAGTGGATTTTATCCTGGTTATACACATTGATAATACTTGCATTATTCCTTTATGACAAATAGAAACCATCAAAATAATTGAAATTGTCGGATTAGATAAATAACAGCACCATCAGGAATGGTTTTTATTCGAAATACATCTGCCAAAGGTTCTCCATTATAGGATAACCTTTGTTGAACCGCCGAAATCTCCATTTTTTCTTCGATATATTTTTTTAGTCTAGCAACTGTCCATTCTGGATCTACATCTTCTATTGGGGTTTTCACATTATTTATCGTTTTTATAAAGAGTTTCATATACAATAAATACTATAAAATCGAATAATAACAATATAATGAATATATTATACCTATCAAATGGATTACTCTAAAAAATCTCGTCAGGAATTAATCGGCCTTTGTAAAGAACGCAATTTGAAGGGATATAGTAATAAAACAAAACCCCAAATCATTCATATGTTGAATGAGATAGTTCCTACAATGACCAATACACAAGACATTCCTATAGTAGATAGAACGGCTCGGAATAAAATGATTGATTTATTTGCAGGAACGGGAGCATTTTCATATGCATTTGAAAAGACAGGTAAAGTAGATTGTATTTTTGCAAATGATATGGTTGAAACTTCTAAACAAATATATGACAAAAATTTCTCTCACGTTCTCACACTTGGCAATTTGAATGATATCAAAGTAGAAGATATTCCGAAACATGATATATTAACAGGTGGGTTTCCTTGCCAACCATTTAGTATCGCTGGAAGACAAGAGGGGTTTCAAGATGTCCGGTCGAATGTCTTTTGGAAAATATTGGCTATTATTGATCATCGAAGTCCTATGTGTGTTGTTCTCGAAAATGTCAAAAATCTAGTTTCACATGATGACGGCAAAACATTCGAAATCATTAAAAACGAGTTGTCAAAAAGAGGTTATCATATTCGATTTAAAGTATTAAATACTGCAAAAATAACCGGAATTCCTCAACATAGAGAACGCATTTATATTGTTTGTTTAAAATCCAAGGAAGTCTTTGATAAATTCACTCTGGATTTTCCGGATGTTAAGAAAAAGGCGATTACAGAGCTATTAGAGGATATTGTTGCAGATAAATATTATTATACTGATAAATCATCTACATGGGATTTAGTAAAGGAGAGTGTCACAAAAAAAAATACGGTCTATCAATACCGACGTGTATATGTTCGCGAGAATAAGAGTAATGAATGTCCAACACTAACAGCAAATATGGGTAGTGGCGGACATAATGTTCCTTTGGTGTTAGATAATAAAGGAATAAGGAAATTAACTCCTAGAGAGTGTTTTAATTTTCAGGGGTTTCCTACTTCTTATAAATTACCTGCTTTGGCCGATTCGCATTTATATAAACTGGCCGGAAATGCAGTTTCTGTTCCTGTTGTCGAACTCATCTCTAAACGGCTTCTTTCTCTTCTTTCACAAGAGGAATGAACCCATCATTTACATATATCTTTCTTTGAATTCTTCTACTGTCATTATAGGTATCCCATTTTTATTTGCATATTCGGTTTTATTAGAAACATCTTCTTTTGATTTTACAATGAGAACAAAAACGTCTTTTTTCATATTATCTTCAAAAGACCCTCCTTGATTTGTCACAAAGGAAATAATGGATTGGTCTCTCACTTTGGTCATCACTATTTTTTTACCTGTAAAGGGGCCTTCGACGGTCTCTTTTGCAGTTGGGGTCGGAATAGGTTTTGTTAATTTGGCTTCTAATCCGGTTTCCTTCACAAATTCCATGAAATCTGGTATGTTTTTGACAAACTCGCGGGCATTTTCGGGGCCAATTCCGGGGATAGATTTCAATTTGGTCTCTTTCATTGCGGGGTCTTCTGGGGACGTGAGAATATCCGGATAGGCTTCTAAAATAGGTCGGATTTTGCGTTCGCCTAATCCGCGACCTAATTTTCCAGAGGCAACCATAATGGTTAGAAGGGAAGCAGCATCTACTTTTTCTTTAATACCATCGGCTAATTTATTCGCAGTTTTCTTTTGAAATCCTTCGACTTTCTCGAAATCCTCAGCATTCATCTTTAAGATTTGAGCGATAGTCGTTTTACCAGCTTTGTATAGCTTATGAATATTCCCCTTTGCTAAACCATCTACTTCAAGTGTCACAAAGAATGCTGTTATATTCTTCTCTTGCACACCTTCGTCTTCATGCGGTTTTTCTAATAGAATATCCACATGGGTTTTATTCCATATATAATCGACAAGTGGCATTTTGGCCTTTTCTGCAGGAACCGTTACAGATTTAATGTATGGGATAACATCGCCAGAACGAACCATCGTAATGACTGCGCCAATTCCGATTTTGTTATCTTCGATGAATTTTCCATTAAATCCAGTTGCATATTCGATTTTAACACCGGCTAATTGGATGGGTTCTATTCTCACACGGGGTTTTAAATACCCGTCTTTACTTGCTTCCCATAGAACATCCACGACTTTGGCTTCTGCAAGTTGGTCAGAAAGAACCATTTTGAATGCAAACGCATGGTCTGGATTACCTGATACTCTCTTGTATATTTCATCATTTGTGACAATAACACCGTCGATTTCGTATTCATAATTTGCACGCCAATCCAGGAGGAGGTCAGAAAGATATGAATTAGATAGAGTATCAACAGTCTTGTTTTGGACAACCTGGAACCCATTTTCATGTAGGGTCTTTAATTGTTCGCTTGGTTTGAGAACCGGTTGAATAACCTCGTATGTAACAAAATGGAGATCCGCCGATTTTTCGTCTTGTGATTTTCTGTTGATAATTCCTGAAACTAAATTACGGGCATTGGCAAATTCTTTTGCATATTTATTTGAAAATACGGATTTCGGGATAATAAATTCGCCACGAACAGCCATTCCTACTGATATTTTTGGAAGATTGAGAACATTTATTAAATGTGAAATGTCTTGTCCTACACAACCATCGCCTCGAGTATATAATTTATATTCTCCTTTTTGACTACATGTATAAAGCCCACTGACACCATCTAATTTACAAGAGAGAACATATGGACCCGTATATTTGGTCATCCATGAGGCTAAGGCCCCAGAATCGGGTTTGATTTTGTCCATTGAGGCCATTTCGAATGGGAGTTGAACTTTGTTTTTTCCTTTGATAGGAGCACCTATCGCACATATGGCTTCTGATTTTGGGTATTTCTTTTCTGTATATTCCTTTATGATATCATATTCATTGTCTGTAAAGAGTGGATTTTCATTGTAATATGCATCATTGGCATCTTGAATGAGTTTATTGAGAACCTTTTCTGATAGTGGTTCTAAAACAGGAAGTCCCTTGGCCTTGAAATCCTTTACAATATTCATTGTGTTCTCTCCGATAGATATATTTATTTCTTTTTTCATAAGTGTCTCATCTTTATTATGTTCTCTCTTTCTTGTTTTCTTTTCTTTTATAAGAGTAGGTTCTAAAATAGTTTCTTCGATGGGGGCTTCTATTGGCCTTTCAGGATTGTCAGAAAGACGAATATCTTCACTTATTGTTCTTTGGGAATCAATGGAAGGACTTTTTTGAGAACTTTTCTTCTTAGGTTCTCTCTTTTTTCTTGTTTTCCTTTCTTTTTTGGGAGTGGGTTCTAAAATAATTTCTTCAGGATTGTCAGAAAGATGAATATCTTCACTAATTGTTCTTTGTGAATCAATAGAAGGACTTTTTTGAGAACTTTTCTTCTTAGGTTCTCTCTTTTTTCTTGTTTTCTTTTCTGTTTTCTTTTCTTTTTTAAGAGTAGGCTCTAAAATAGTTTCTTCGATGGGGGCTTCTATTGGCCCTTCAGGATTGTCCGAAAGATGAATATCTTCACTGATTGTTCTTTGTGAATCAATCGAAGGACTTTTTCGAGAACTTTTCTTCTTAGGTTCTCTCTTTTTTCTTGTTTTCTTTTCTTTTTTCTTTTCTTTTTTGAGAGTGGGTTCTAAAGTTGATTCTTCGATGGGGGCGTCTATTGGCCCTTCAGGATTGTCAGAAAGACGAATATCTTCGCTGATTGTTCTTTGTGAATCAATAGAAGGACTTTTTTGAGAACTTTTCTTCTTAGGTTCTCTCTTTTTTCTTGTTTTCTTTTCTGTTTTCTTTTCTTTTTTTAAAGAAGCAACATCCGCAAGATCGACAACCTCTGTCAATATTTGTTGAGAATCAAAAGGAATATTTCCTTTAAGACCCTTTTTTGGTATCTTTTTTTGAGAACCTTTTATAGGAACCATTTCTTGGGGGCTATTTTCTATATATTCAGATATTGTTCTCTCTGAAGAAGAGGATGAAAAAGTATTTGTAATAGGAACCACAGCACGCCCATCGACACGTTCTTCAGGAGATTTATATTCAAGACCGAGAACATCGAAAATATCACGTTCATCCTTTATAATACCATTATAAGCCGGCGTGAAACCATGTTCATTCATAGAATAACCCATTTTAAGAGCATGCCCTCTCATAACCACATTAAACGCCTTGCTTCCAGTAAAATAGAGAACAGAAAAAGGATATTCTTCTGGAGTTGCAAATAAAAAATCGACTCGTCTATAAACTTTCGAACTAGGTATTTTGGCAATAACAAGACATTTACTTTTCCCACGAGAGAGAACTTCTACTATTATTTTCTTTTCTATGAGAACATCTAAAAATCGGTCAAAAAATTCCGGATCTATGGCTGTCAAAATAACATCAATATCTCCTGATGATTGTTGGCCACGTCGATAACTGCCTACAATTTCATATCTGGCATCGTGTTTTAACTTTATAAACAATGTTCTCAATAATTTGTCATAAAGAATAATTTCAGAACGGGGTATTCGTTTCAAGACATCATTATAATATTTAAGACCCGTTTTCTGAACACTATTGAGAACCTCATCTTGGCGTGCCTTCAAATCATCAATCGACATAATACCCTTTTTGACAAGTTCGCTAGCTTTTTTGGGACCAATTCCATAAACATTTATAAATATGTTCTCTGGACGACTTTCATATTCTTCTAATGCCTTTATTTTATTCGTATCTAAATATTCTTGTAGTTTTTGTTTTATAGTTGTTCCTATTTTTGGCACATTATCAAGATCTTTTACAGAAGTTATTGGGGTTGTTATCCCAAGAATGGCTTCTTCGGCTGCTTTATATGCTTTTGCACGCATTTGTTCTCCTATATTGGACATTGCTGTTGATAGGCGTCCTAAAAGTGTGGCGAATATTTCATTATATGACATTTATAATATAGTGAGAACAGATTTTCTATAGGACAAAAAGGGATGAAATTTCATGGTGAGGACTGAAAAAATTGATTTGCTTTTTTTATAATCGATGAGGAGCACAATTTCCCCCGAGTTACCCTTTGATATCCTAAAATGAGCACTACTACTACTACTGTTGAGAATGTGATTGTTCCTGTTGAAATTCCTCCTACTGAGGAATTGACTGCTGCGATTGTTTCGGCAGCAAAGCCTAAGACTGTTCGAAAATATAATAAGAAGGTTCAGTTGCCTTCTATTGTTGAAGAAATTATTGAAAATTTACAAACAGGTAAGTATACACAAGAGGCTCTTGTCGAATTGGCTCGTGTATTTGGTCGCGAGTTCGTCCCAGACGAAGAGCCAGCACCAGTCAAGAAGGGAAGAAAGCCTAAGGAAGCTGGAGCTGAAAAGAAACCGAAGAATAGAGAGACCGACCCTGCAGCTTCTTCTGAAGAAGCACCCGTCGAGAAGAAGACTAAGAAGGTTACAAAGAAGAAGGTAGATGAAGTTCCTTCCGAAGAAGCACCCGTCGAGAAGAAGACTAAGAAAGTAGCAAAGAAAGTAGAAACCGAACCAGCGGAGGAAGCACCTTCTACACCAGTTGAGAAGAAGACCAAGAAGGTGACAAAGAAGGTAGAAACCGAACCAGCGGAGGAAGCACCTTCTACACCAGTCGAGAAGAAGACCAAGAAGGCGACAAAGAAGGTAGAAACCGAACCAGCGGAGGAAGCACCTTCTACACCAGTCGAGAAGAAGGCCAAGAAGGTGACAAAGAAGGTAGAAACCGAATCAGCGGAGGAAGCACCTTCTACACCAGTTGAGAAGAAGACCAAGAAGGTGACAAAGAAGGTAGAAACCGAACCAGCGGAGGAAGCACATTCTACACCAGTTGAGAAGAAGGTCAAGAAGGTGACAAAGAAGGTAACTATCGATAGCGTTGTTGAAGAGACAACTAATATTCCAGTTGCACGTCCTGCAACTCCTCTTCTACCAGAAGAGCCAGAAGAGCAACTTCCCAATTTGGAGACACGCCTAGAAGGTTTCTCTGCAGATGATGAACTAGAAGAAGAAGAATTATCCGATATTGAAAATGATGAATAGATAAATAGTTAGATTAGTAAAGTAATTATAAAAGAATATAAAGTATTTTTTTTCATAATTTTATAATGCGTTTCTTATATTTTTACTCTCCATTTTACGAGTTTTATCATCAACATATACAGAATACTCTTTCTCAGCACTTTGAATTAGAGCCACATCTAATAGAAGATATAACTGAAAGGGAAAATAAACAAGACCATCATTTTCAAGGATTAACTATCAAACTAGACCTTATAATAGACGCAATAAAAAGATATATGGGAGAAACGATTATTTTTTCCGATGCAACTATTTTTATAAATTCAAATAAAGCACATGAATTACCGAATTATATGTTAGAGGACTGCAACAAAGATATTTTATTTGTGAATGAAGGAAATAATGGACAAAATATAGGGGTTATGCGAATAAAATGTTCAGAAAAGACACTGGAATTTTTTAATCGTTCATTAGAATTAATGAACCAAAATATAAAAGACCATGATCAAAACGCAATTAAACATATTCTATATCATGAATCACAAGACCTAGATATTACATCTGGATATTTTAGTGATAGAATTATGTGTCAATATTTTTATGAACATTTGCGCGAACACTATTATATATTCAAATCATTTATTTCAAATAGAAATAAATCTGCAAATTTTAACCAAAGACTTCAACAGTTTTATGATTTAAGACTAATTGATGATGAAACTTATAATAAATGGACTATCAAAAATGAAAATCAAGAAGTTATTTTATGGTAGAAACAATATAAAAACATTGCAATAAATCATATAGAAAATATGTCGTCGTCCTTTGCAGAAGTATTAGAAGAATTTCTTGAACGAATTTATAATAAAACCTATCCTATGGCTATTTGGATTTTTATGAAGACTTGTCGATTATATAATATGATTAAAGATGGAGCAAACGAAGTATATAAGTCGAATGAAACTATCCGTAATTCAGTAGATGAAGTAGCTTATCAATATCAATCCGTATATTCCTTTGTGACCAATCAGAAAATCGAACCAAGAGAGACGATATGGTTATCAAACTGTTGGATTACACCAAACATGTCGAGTCTTACAAAATATTATAATTATGTAGAAAACAATGGACATTTTTTCACGCGTTTTTTTTCGAATGACCTTTTTGATGAAGGTTTTTCACATTATGCTATAAAATATTTAGAGGCCATTTGTAATAGGAATGAATCAAAGAGTGAAAGTTACAAAATAGACCCGCTTATTGTCATAAAGACTTTATCCCCAGATGACAGGATATTTTATATTGTCAGACGAGCGATTATCCCATTAGCACCATTTCTTAATAAGAGGTCTATAAATAAACTCATTTCAGTGGAATATAGTCATCCTGATATGAACGATACTATTGAATTAGTCATGAATGATGAATGGTTTATTCAGGGCAATGAATTATTCACACCCACATTCGTATTACGTATGCTAGAATATCAGTCGAAATCATTCCTTTATGACAACCAATATAAAATTCGCATTATGGATTCTGAATGCAATATTTTAGAATTTGGTGCTGACCGTTATATGTTAATAACGGCGGATGGTTATGAATGGATTCCATACAAAGTAATAACACCAATATTTGATGATGAGGAGGGGTCAGAAACAGATTATGAAGACAATTAAAAAATGAATATTGTAAAATAGATAAAAATGAATATAAAGATTTTTATCTATATAATCCATAGGTGTTTTTGATGGATACACTGAGTATTCAATCCCCAAAATACGGTTTGAATGATAAATGGAATTTATATTACCATTTACCAGACGATAAGAATTGGGATGTTAGCAGTTACACTACTATTTTGGGAGATATTCAATTCGCCGAAGAAGTGTTGGCTATCAATAAAATGATACCAGAGCCAGTCATTATGCGATGTATGTTGTTTTTGATGCGTAAAGGAATTGCACCTATGTGGGAAGATCCTAAAAATAGAACAGGTGGGTGTTTCTCATATAGAATTTTGAATAAACAAGTGGCTGATGTATGGCGAACATTAATGTTATTAACATGTGGAGAAACTTTGACAACAAATCAGTCTTTAAGTAAGCATATTAATGGGATTACAATAAGTCCTAAGAAAAATTTTTGTATTGTAAAAATTTGGTTGGATACAACGGCATATCAGGACCCTACATTTATAAAACAAATTACAAATTTGCCTGTTCAGGGGTGTCTTTTTAAGAAACATGAACCTGAATTTTAGACATAATTTTATACATCTATATTGTATAATGTCAAGCGATAATAAAGAAAATATTGAAGGGAAATTAGGAAAAATCGATGTTGAACCAGTAGTAGGAGAAAATCATTCTGAAAAATCAATATCATTTTTCACAGAATGTGAGGATGGTTCTCTTTTTGACAAATATAAAGAATTAAGCGAATATAATTTGAAAAAAGAAGATGAAGAATTATTAGTAGAAGCAGTTGTTGCTTTCTTAAATGGTAAAGTTGATATTGAAGGTGGAAATACAGTAGATGATTATTCAGATACTCTTTCAACCGATTTACAAGATTCGAAATTTATAGAAATGATTATAGACCGTTATATGGAAATAAATGGAAAGAAAACACTTTATGAGCCGATTACACATAAGACAAATCCATTTACGTTTAGAGCTATGGTTGTTTCAACACCAGTTAAAAGAACTACCAAAAAAGCAGAAGAAAAAATAATACCTGTTATAAATGATGAAGAAGAAGTACCATCAGAATATAGACTTAAAAGCCAACCAATAGCAGGTGGAGGATTAACCGATATAATGAAACCATATACTCGTGTAAGAAACCAGATGATACGTCTAAGAAAAGCCGAAATTAGAAAGAATATTTATAGAAAATTATTTGCAAAAGATGGCAATCATCTATTGCCTCATGTAGAGCATTCAGATGATTGTTATTATTTAGGGCGAGGACATTTGAATACATTTTCAGAAAGCGCCTATAAAAATATAGAAAAACAATCCAATGCCATTTTGTCAAAACGTGATAAAATTATGGATACTGTAAAAGCACGTGGGCTTAAGGATGATGATAGCCATGTGTATAAATATTTTAAATATTCATTGGAATATTTCACTAGAAATAAACTTTTCACACCGTTTGCATCTATTATACTTTTTATTCGCAACTTTTTAGAAGAAAATAATGAAACTCTTTATAAAACTGCATTGGCTTCACTAACCAAAAAAGATGAAAATACTGATTCTTTTACAAATAAATTGAAGAAAGCCAGTAAATACACCGATATTTCTAGAATTGTTTCAGCACCATATTTCGGATTAATTACTCCTGCTTTACAATATTTTCATAATTCGGAATTAAAAATGATCCAAGAAATCATAAAACAAGACCAATCTGGGGCGCCTCATTATCGAGATAAATCCAGAGTGAAATTAAATGCCTATTTCCTTTATAATAAATGGGTTGAATTACTGTATTATATATTTACAACAGGATTAGCATCTGTTTCATTGTATGGTATTTTCCGTGCTCCAGCATCGTTGGCTAAAATTGGTTTAAAATCGGTTTTTGGTAAAAAAACAGTTTCTAGAATAACACGAAAAGGCGGAAAAACCAAAAAAAATAGAGGTGGTTCTCTCTATGCAGCCACACAATTGACTGGTGCTAGTGCCACTGGTACGGGTCTTGTTATTTTTATTATTTTAGTTATTATATTTTTATCTTCTGATTTATCATAATTATATCTTTATGACATTTTCCATAAACATCATAAAGAAAACATATATATTTTAATAGTATGGTAATAAAAACAGAAGAATTTGTTAATAAAGCAAAAATGATACATAAAGATACATATGATTATTCAAAAGTTAATTATACAAATTCAAATAATAAAGTTATTATAATATGTAAAAAACACGGTGATTTTGAACAATTACCTTCTAATCATTATAAATATGGTTGTTCTAAATGCGGGTCTGAAAATAATAAAAGAAATAAAGAATTAAAACAAAAATGTAAGAATGATTTTACGAAAAAAGCAAATTTAGTTCATAATAATATTTATGACTATTCAAAATCAGAATATATAAATGTTATATCAAAAATAATTGTTATATGTAAGCTTCATGGTGAATTTACTATAACACCTAATAACCATTTAAGAGGAAAAGGATGTGCTGGTTGTGGAAAAGAAATGAACAGAATTTCAAAAATTAAATCATTTAAAGAATATTACGATGATTTTATAAAATTATACAATGATAAATATGATTATTCAATGGTAGAATGGAAGGGAGGAACTCCACGAATAATTGTTATTTGTAAAAAACATGGACAGTTCAGTGTTAGTCCGTATTTACATAGAAAAGGCACGGAATGCCCAAAATGTGGAAATCAACATTCTCCTATTAGTATTACTTGGTTAGAGTATATGAAAATAAAATATTCGATAGATATAGACCATGCTGAAAATATAGGAGAATATTTTATACCTGGTTCTAGATATAAAGCAGATGGTTATGCTAAATCGATAAATACTATATTTGAATTTCACGGAGATTTTTGGCATGGAAATCCTAAGATATACGAAAAGACATTGCTTAATCCGCGTCTAGGTGTAACTTATGGAGAATTATATGAAAATACATTACAAAAAACAGAATATATTAAAAAAATGGGTTATAATATTATTGAAATATGGGAGAGCGATTGGAAAGTTTTCATTAAACATGTGAAAAATATACAATCTAAATGGAGAAATAAACGTTTATTATCCTAATTTTTGATCACCATAATAATTTACGGGCTAAATTATTCGCACTATATTTATCTTTTTTCCAGTCACCTTTTATATTTGCACTTCGTGTCAAATAATTACGACGACGGGTCATATTCTTATGTTTTGTTACGTCTTCGTATCCCATCTGGCCAAAGTGCACAGTGCGACCTTCCGGTGTCTGAACCATATATTTTTTTTCACGTCTTGTAGATAATCCTAATTTAGCAGTCTTTCCAAGGTATTTTTTCCCCCTTCGAAAAACCGTTGTTGGATTTGAATAGTTCAAAATATCCTTTTTTTGACTTAAAAGCAATCCAAATTCTTTATTCTCTACTGTCATATAGAATGACAATAGATATTTCTTCCATCATTTGATGTATAAATCACTTGTTCTACAGGTTCTCTACATAAAGGACATACTAACCCCCTATCTATCATTTGTCTTATACATCCCCTACAAAACCAATGAGAACATTGAAATGTAGCCATTTCTCCTCTTGCAAAAGTTTCACCATAACAAACCGCACATTCAAATCCGTTAGAAACATCCGCATTAGGAAGTTCCTCATATAAATCTATTGCACGCAACCGTTCTGCTTCTTCTACACCAGTTTTTGCACACATTGTCCAATAGCGTGCATCGATTGATAATCTCTTTATGACATTCTCCGAAAATGAATTGTAATGAGTTTGCAATAATTCGCGTGTTTTATATCCTAAAAACAAACAAATATATTGGGATTTCGTATACATTTTAGAGAATTCTTCCATATTCTTAGGATCTATCACATTCCGCATCAAAAACAATAAATCCCCTATAGAAAGTCTTGTCATATGATGCTCTTCTGCTAATTTTTTTATTTTTCTGTCTTCATATAGTTCTACCGAATATATTTGTTGAAGCTTGTGATAAATCCAATGATTAACGGCTTCATCCACGGTTTGCGCCCGCAATGAATTACAATGGTAAGCCACATGATTTTCTTTATGACAAAGTAAGCATTCTGTCATATTTTCTTTGAATATCTTTTATTATTCTTTGCTATAAATATTCAATTTTGTCTAATCATATATTATATGCCTAAAACGCAAAAGAACCGACCTTCCGAACATGAATTCACGTATCACGGTATCAAACATTGGTATGAAGCCAAATTCGAAAAACTTGGCTGGATGCTTTTAGCTAAGAGAAATGGATATGCCGATAAAGTCATGACATATATCAATAGTGTGAAAAGACTTCATGCAGCAATTGACCAAAAAGCGAAACAAATGAGAGATAAAGACAAACGCGACGATTTATATATCATGAAAGCCGATGTTGAGACACTATTAGAACATATCAAAAAAGATTTTGAATAATAATAATAATATAAAATTGAAACTAATCTTATAAAATAAATAGTATACACTATATAAATGAAACCGTTTTTGAAATGGGTTGGCGGTAAAACGCAAATTATTGATGAAGTTATTGGTTCTTTTCCTCCTGTTATAAAAGATTATCATGAACCGTTTTTGGGAGGTGGTAGTGTATTACTCTCTGTTATAACTTCGCCACGTGTCAAAATTACAGGTCAAGTATATGCCAGTGATATTAATCCCTTTTTGATAGGTCTCTATATTCATCTTCAACAAACACCAGATACTCTTATTTCTGAATTGAATAAATTATGTAAGGAATATATTAGTTGTCCATTAGATGGAACTGTAGACCGAAATCCCGATTCATTAGCTAAAGCACATACTTCACAAGAATCATATTATTATTGGATACGAAAACAATTCAATCTTTGTCATAAAGATAAAAATGTATCGGTTTTATCTAGTGCTATGTTTCTCTTTTTGAATAAGACATGCTTTCGTGGATTATATCGTGAAGGTCCAAATGGGTTCAATGTTCCTTTTGGACACTATAAAAATCCAGGGATATTCGATGAAAACTATTTACGTGAGATTTCCAGAGTTATTCAAAAAGTGCAGTTTCGATGTCTATCCTTTGAAAAAGCATTATCATTGATTGGTCCTTCTGATTTTGTCTATTTAGACCCGCCTTATGCTCCTGAGACAGAAACGTCTTTTGTAAAATATTCGGCAGATGGCTTCTCTTGTCATAAAGAATTATTTGATTGGTGTCGCCTAAGAGCAACAACATTTCAACCTGGTGGATTTGTAATGAGTAATGCTGATGTCGAATTCGTGAAAAAAGAGTTTCGCTTACCGGGTGTTGATACTCGAATATTGTCTTGTCGCCGTGCAATTAATTCTACGAAACCTGATTCAAAAACAAATGAAGTAATTATATCATATTTACCTGTGTGACAATCTCTTCTTTCATCGGAACATACTGTTTCGCAAACTCTGGACGCAAATAAAATGCGCGTGATGTGGAACCATGTCCTGCACCTTTTGTTCTATTTTGAAGTATTTTACCTGTTTTTGATTCGAGAAGACCCGTCTCTAAAAATTGAGCACGAATTGCGGCATAATCCTCCTCTAAAACTTTAAAGAGGTTCGCATAATTTGGGTCAGAAAGGTCAATGATGATTGGTTGCATGTATTTTATCTCATCTCCGATACGTTCGTATGGAACGAGAAGCATGCGACCCATTTTTTTACAGCATTTAGACCCCTTGAAATCATTGTTGCGCAAGTCATCCGTAGATAACATGGTGACAGCAATTGTTTCCTTTGGGACAATACTGCCGTTTTTTAGACGTTTTACGGGGAACATCTTGAGTTCTCCGTCGGCACAATCAAGACAAGCAGAACTCTGGGGAATTCCTAATAATTTCTCAAGGAATACACCCGGAAGTCCCTTGTTTGTTGTCACTGGAAGAGTATAACTCGTATTTACGATAGGAACCATCTTATCGTAAATTTCTTGGATTGTAGGTCTGCTTACGCTTTCCATTGTTGTTGTTGTTGTTTGTGTTGTTGCTTTTTGGTTATCACAGAGGATAAATTGTGCTCCCCATTTCAACCAAAAAAAGTAAATCAATTTTTTCATTTTATATCAGTGAAGAAGGGGGTTTTGAGAACAAAAAGACCCCAATTATAGGGACTTATGATGAAGGTGGTAATGGCGCCAAACATAATTTAATTTCTCCCAAAGAAGCCACATCATATTTAATAATCAATGGTAGGTCATTCCCCAAATACATCTCTAAATGACTACAAAGTGGCGTGCATTTAATAAAATGACTTAGGGATTTTAGCGAAAACTCGCCCTGAATAATCCTAGATGCATCTGTTTTCTGAATAAAATTCATGCATCCATCCGATTCCGTTCGAGAAATACGAGAACTAGCGAAATTACCTTCACAAGAAAAAATGAGTTCGCTCCCTACAGATTTGATTTCAATCCTATCTGAAATACCATTCAAATCTCGAATAATTTTCTGGAAATCAGCTGTAGGCAAATTAATAACTGTCGAATATTCCACATCGGGAACAATAAGTTCTTCTGTATCCGGTTCTATTAATCTCAATTTCTGATTATAACACTGTTTGATATCACCATTGTCGTATTGCAATCCTAAATGTGAGACAATCCCCTCATGATAATCGGTTTTTTCAATATACATTGTCAATGTGTCATCATTCGACATTGTCGTAATGACTTTGAATAAATGTAGAGTATTAGCACAAATAATAATCTTGTCCGGCCCACATGAATACTTTTCGAATTTATGTGCATATAATGTCACATTCACCAAAATAGTATGTGTCTTGTCGAAATTAATGATTTTCAATCCATCCTTCGTAAAAGTAATCGTTGCATCCGTCAAAATGTCCTTTATTGCGGTTATTGTATTGCGAACTGGCTGTATCTGGACTGTTTGAACGGTTAATACGTTATTCGATTCGTTCATTTCTATTATATAACTTCTAAAAGTATTTTCTATATCTTCTTTTTGACAAATATTATTTTATTCATTTATCTATCCATTTCCATACCCATTTGCCCATTTTCCGGATGGGTCTCCAAATAAATGTTGCAAACACATAAAAAAGAAAAATATCGGCATCCGTTGCATAAAGCACTAATCCAGCAACTATTAATACTACTATCCATATCATCCATTTGGATGCGTCTATTGACGAATCGGTAGATACAAATTGTTCCTTTATGACTTCTTTTGTATTTTCATTTACAAACAAATCATCATATCTTTTCATACCATCATCTACGCCATCTAATGTGAAATCCACTTCAGAGTTATAAAAATTTTTCATCCATTTTAATAATGCCGGATTGACATTATAATGATTAAAACGGAGAACTTTTGGGTCTTCATATTTTATTTCGTATTTGACTTTTATATCATGGACTGTTTGAATACCTACAAAATCGGAAGGTCGCAATATGTTTTTAGGCGCCCAATCAAACCCGATTTCCTTATCTATACATTGATATTCCTTTATGACAACTCCCGGTTCTCCATTTTCTGATTCTTGTTTAATTAAAAAACGGTCTTTGAATTTTTTTTGACAAATTCGAACACAAGAAATCGATGGAGGAAGCAAATCGAAATATTCAGGGATATCGATATTCTCTTGACTAAATACAAATTCATCCAAATCCATAAACGCCACCCATTCGGTTTCCGAACCATATCGTTCGATAAAATCTTGAATACCTTCTTTTTGACCATATATGATTTTCCCATCGGCATCTTTCGGTTGCCATTTTACATAGGTTATTTTGTCGCCATACGTTGTCATTATGTTCTCCCATTTTTCTTCTAGGTTCTCAACTTCATTCATTTCAAACCCATATTTATTTGTTTTATCATTACTTCCATAATAGCCATTACTTTCTGAATTGTCATAAAGGTAAAAATGGTCAAATCCTATGGCTAAATGGTATTGTAAAAACTCTTCTATCCAGTCTATGTTCTCATTCATAATGAAAATAGTATGGAATGAAAGAAAATGTTTTGTCATTTAAATATATATATTATATGACAAATATGACAATTGCCGGATTTTTATTAATTATATTCTTTTTGATTATTATTGTATGCTCTATTGGTTGGTCAGAAAGATATAATATGAATTCATCAATTGAGAACTTTGATAACGAACGTCCTGCTATTCATTCGCGGATTTCTGATATCTATTATATCAATTTGGAAAAACGTGCCGATAGAAAAGAAGAGTTTTTAGATAATTTTTCTGGTATTGATGAGAACCGTATTCATTTGGTAAAAGCTCATTATTATCCTGAGAATGGGGCTGTAGGATGTTTGATGTCTCATATAACGGCTTTGAGTCGGGCTTTGACTGATGGTTCGGATACCGATGACAACATATTGATTTGTGAAGATGACTTACTAATAAAAGATATGGATTATTGCAATAAAATGTTGGACCTTTTGTTCTCGAAAATTAAAAATTGGGATGTCATTATGTTTGGACAAAATACGATTGATTCCATAGATACTGGTATTGAAACCCCTGAACACGAAAAAATCATAAAGATTAAGAATTCACAGACTACATCCGGATATCTGATAAAACGGGGCTATATTCCCAAATTGTTGGATATTTATGCAAATGATCTTACAGAATATATGAAAACTGGTGAATGGGGAAATTATTTTACGGACCAATCGTGGAAAGTATTACAACCAGTTGATAACTGGTATGCGTTTGAACCGAGTATAGGAGTCCAGAGACCATCTTATAGCGATATACAAAATGGTTTTATTAATATTGAAGTGTAGAGTATTTACACAATTATATCTTTATGACTATTTTTGATAACTTTTATACATATATAGGTGTAATGGTGGATGACGGACTGGTCCCTGATGGAGTTCCTGATGGAGTTCCTGATGGAGTTCCTGATGGAGTTCCTGATGGGGTGAAAGGAACGGCTGATGGAGTGCCTGATGGGCTGGTCCCTGACGGGGTGAAAGGAACGGCGGATGGGGTACCTGATGGGGTTATAATAGGAATATCTAATATTAATTGGTTCATGCCAGATATTATTTGTAAATTTGCCTGTAATTGAGTTTGGTCTGTTTTAGAAATCAAACTCGATGTTGTCATTGTAGCAATTTCATTTATGACTTTCAGTAATTGTGGTTGAATGGTTTGAAAAGCAGAAACAGGAACATTCTTACAATTTCCTTGAGAACATAATGTTCTATCATTTTGAATACTACTTATAGCATATGATGCCAGGTCAATATCATGTATGATATCTGATTGATAAGGATAGTTAGGATATTTTTGGACAATTGATTTGATATCCATCCCATAATCTACAGAGTCTCCTCCTCTCAAAACTTGCGCTATTTCATTTATAGGCACTTGAGAAAATCCTTCTATTTTCTTATTTGTCATAAAGAAGATATATATGAATACTCCTACTAAGAAAACAATAGCTAAAATTATGTATTTATTCATATAGATTATATCTTCATTTTATTTTTACGTGTCTGATTAGCCAACTTCATCGGTCTTGACTTTTTAGAACACCCCTTTTCAAGAATTTTATAATCTACTATGGATGCTGGACCACCAGTTAGGGCCGACCCTAGACGAGCATATCCCCAACTCTGGGCGGTTTGATTAGGACGACTTCCAGATGAATAATAAGCACCTTCCCCCTTGTTTATTATTTTCTTTAGGGCGGCTTTATTGCATCCAGTTGCTTTTTCTAGAAGCTTATTCGGTTGCATATTTGGAACACCATATAAATTCATCGCTCGAAAAACATGAGGTGATGGGCGCGACTTAAAGGATGACAATTGTGGTCTATCAATATATTCACCTTTAGGATATGCTTTTCTGGATTTATTTATGAAAGCTTTTTGTTTCATGGCATCTTTTTTTGACAAAGTTTTTGGAATATATCTTTTGGGGATTTTCATATACGTTCTCCTGATATTTTATTGAAAGAATAAAATATCGAGAGAACTTATATGAACGTAGACGGAAGACCTATTCTAACTGAATTAAATAATAGTGTTTTAAATTCGACAAATGCCATGCCTTTGAAGGCTCTTACTAGTGATAATGAACAATCTTTTGAAATTGATAGAAAATTATTCTTTAAAGCCTATCGACCAAGAACGAATTTTGCTATTCCTCAAGTCAGTCGTTCGATTGTTCAACGAAGTGCTCCAGCTTTGCAACATGGATACATCATTGATGGCCCGAAAACAACTCTTCAGAAAAAATGGATCGGAGGTAATCGTGATGCTTCCAAAACAACTATGGCTCGACGTATGAGAGCCACTGGTCTGGCTCTTAGTAATACTGGTCCTCAATCCTTCAATACGGTGAATGATAGAAATCCAGTGATTGAAGCTAGAGCACGCGTTCGTGGAGGAGGTTCTCGGGTTCCTCTTAAAGTTGTCAATCGACCTGTCACATTTAACCCTACCTTACAAGCATCACCTATTTATTACCGTATTATTTCAGCGGGTTTTGCTGCTACAAATCAATCTTCACCATATATTGTTACTGCTTCCGGAACAGCTACTGGAATGTATCCTGGATTTTATGTTTATGACCCATTAAATAATACTCAAGGAACTGCGTTGGTTTCTACTAAAAACTCGTTTCTACGCAGTTGGAATGTTCTTACTATTGATAGAACTACTGGTGGTACAACTACACGAACATTTGATGTATTCAATGTATCTTCAGCTGAAGCTGATTTTAGAAATTATTTGAATGGATTAACATCTAGTGTTATTGTTGTTATTGCTACATTGGATGAACCAGAAACATCTGTTGGAAATCCCTTGACTTATGGTCTTACAACTGCCTATACTGTAGGCGCAGTTCAAAGGTGTGGTGCTTCTAGTAACTTTGGTTCAGCAAATAATGTAAGCCACCCGGGTTTTATAAATTATAAAGGTTCGTATGTATTAATTGGTATTCCAGGAATAGGTATGGGTAATGGTATTGAGAGATATCAAGGAATTAATAATGGCAACAATGGTGATCCCAATGCATTCCTCGATGTTCGAATGTATGTATTGGCAGGACAATATAAATATCTTTCTGGTTGATAATTATTCATAAATAAAAACTAATAAGAGTAAAGATATGACAATTATCCTTGAATATAGTGTTCCTTACTACCAAGAAAAAATAGCATAAAATAATTATGAAAAATATATTTATATAAATAACCTACTTTGAAATATAATTCTCAAACTCATATTTTTACACTTTTTTACATTTTAAATGCCTCCCCGCCCTTCGGGCTCATCTATTCGATTTAAACCCTTGAAGAATTAAAATGGGACATTTTAATTCTCCAAGGGTCGGATATCAGTAACGATTTGAAATGACGCCCCTCTGGGGCGTCCCATTTTAAATCTTCACTGGTATAAAACTGGTGTTTGTAATTCAACTTATATTTCATACCAACCGGGCGGGGTTCTCCTTTTCCATGACGCAAGCCGCTTTTTGTCAGGAGATTGATAATACTTGCGATAAGCTTCGACAGCGTCTTCTCCCTTATATTCGTCGGGCATGGCTTGGGCGAAGGGTGTAAGACCCCTCTCTGGAAATAGGTCAGCAGAAGGTGCCGCTTCACGTAGGTGCTGAGCAATCTTATATGACGCGTGGACTTTCGTTTCTGGATGACCATAACGAAAACGCCATTCCTCATGCATGGCATCGACCATATCCAGAGTCCAAAGATAGTTCTCTAAAGAAGTTCGTATCCAAATACTCACAGGATGATTTTTATGACTGATTTTATATATCCCACTCTCGACACCCTCTTCTAAAGGGTCCAGAACGCGTTTCGCGGTAGAAAGCATTTGAACCGCCTCTACAATCATTTTCGAAATATGTTTATCAAACATCCACTCGGCACATTCGCGGAAACAAAGCGACAATATAAATAGATTCATATTCAATGTGTGCCCTCATTATCATCATAAAAATTGGAATCAATTTTGTGATTAGCCACCTCATATTATGTCATATTGTTCTCATTTTTTTATTGAAATACCTTTTATGAAATCAAATATTGAGAACCTATGAAAACTATATTCATATTATTCCTTTAAGACTGTCCTAAAGAAATAATGTTCTCATTTTCTCATTGAAATACCTTTTATAAAATCAAATATTGAGAACCTATCAAAACTATATTCAATTATTCCTTTAAGACTGTCCTAAAGAAATAATGTTCTCATTTTCTCATTGAAATACCTTTTATAAAATCAAATATTGAGAACCTATCAAAACTATATTCAATTATTTCTTTAAGACTGTCCTAAAGAAATAATGTTCTCATTTTTTTCATTGAAATACCTTTTATGAAATGAATTATTGAGAACCTATCAAAACATTATTCATATTATTCCTTTAAGACTGTCCTAAAGAAATAATGTTCTCATTTTCTCATTGAAATACCTTTTATGAAATCAATTATTGAGAACTTATGAAAATTTTATTGAATTAGTTCTCTCATCATATTTTCCAACAGCCACTAATTCACCTCTCTTTTCTTTCGCCTTCTTATAACTTTCCATATCATATACTATCAATGAATTCTTATCAACGGCATATTTCACATCCCCCACTTTAATTGCTTTCAACTCCATCTTTTCGGTTTTTCGGGCTGGTTTCTCCTGTGTATCACGCTCTAATGTTGGATAAGATGCGAAACTCTGAGGTTCCACGCGACCAAATCCATAACATACTAATGGTTCATCCGGATTATTGTTATATAGAGAACAATCCATTGCGGTTTCTTTAACTGTTCTCAAAACCTGTTTTGTAATAGAGTCTTTAATATGTGCTATTTCCAACATATACTGGTCTGTCGTAAAAGGAATAGGTTGTTCAATTTCACGTTTCTTTTTCTCATCATAAATTTTGTAAGCCAATTTACTGAGGTCTTTTATTCTCAATTCAATATTTTTCTCTATTTGTTCTGGAGTGGCTCTACATAAATAAATAAATACTTCCACTGTTCTCAATTCCTCCGGCAAATCTTCATGACTACAAATACGTCTAGCACGACCAACCACTTGGTCAATACGCACCATATTCCAATAAGGCTCCATAACATGAACATATCTGGTATTTCGCAGATTAATACCCTCTGCCCCAGATGCCGATATCATTAATACCTTTATGACCTCTCCATATAAGTTATCAGCATTACGTTCTCTAATTTTTTCTACAATGGATGGTGGCACTAAATTCCAAGCGCCATTATAAATATTACGAATAATGTCTTTTTCTTCTGATGTTTCATCTCCGGTATAACGAGCAAATCGGGGTTTCTCGGGGTCTTTTTCATAATCTTTTATTTCCCATTGTCCTCCAGTTTTAATCAATTTGAATTCGACAAATCCATTTGATTCAAGAACTGCCTTGAACAATCCTAATCCTTCTAGAGTTTTAAATTGACTATAAATCAAATGAAGCCCTCGGTTCTCTTCTTTTTTGATATTTCTGAGAACTTCTAAATATTTAGGACTATAAATACCTAATTGGTCTTCTGTCAAATATTCTTTCGACCTCTTTCTTGAAGGGTCATATGTCAAAAATTTATAAGTTTCGGCAATCTTTGATTTTACGACTTCCATTTTGTCTTTTATCTTTGCCCTTTTTACAACTTCTTCTGGGTCTTCTTCCTCTTCGAAAAAATCGTCTCTGGATTTCAATTCCTCTTCAGAAGCCGTATCGAAATCATGAAATGCTTTTATCATTCCCATTATTTTACCCATTCCCATTGTATCATCATCTTTGAAAATTGGTCTAGGATATTCTATAGGAAAAACGAAATTACAAGCCGACCTGGAATAAATACGATATGTGCTAGAATTTATTTCCGAATCTGGGTCACTAATATGTTTTAATTCTTTTTTGCGTCTTTTTCTTTCTTCTTCTCTTTCGACTTTTCTTATTTTCTCATATTCTTCGAATTGGTAATCACTCATATTCACATTTATGATATTGTAATTATCCCCCTCAGGGGTTTTCACAAATGATGGTAATAATTGTTCTTGAGCAGAACGGAAATAAGAAGTAAGTCCTAATATACGACGCTTGAGAACATCCGTGTTCATTAGTTCTCCCTTTTCTCCATTTATAAAGTTCTCAAAGAATATCTTTTCATCATCCGGCAGACATGTATTCTTTGTGATTTTCGGCTTACCAACCACTCTTATATCCATATTATTTAGGATTTTTATTAATCTTGTCTCAAAGACATGGTCGCTTATATTTCCCATTTCATCTAATCGTACACCTGCATAATCTTCTAATGCTCCTCCGCCCGATAGACCACCTTCATATACATTGTTTAATTCATTGTATTCTCTTTGACGAATAGTATCTTCATCTTCTGTTATAATGTTGTCTATATCGTCATCGTAAATTTCATCGACTGGTTCTCGAACTTTCTTTGTTTTATTTGAGCCTTTGGAAGCCCGTTTTTTCTTACTTCCACCTCTTCGGGGTTGTCTTTCGGCCCTTTTATAAATATTTACAAATCCAAAAGGGTTTCTGGTAATTACCAATTTGTTTGTTGAGTATTCGACATAATCATACATAGTAAGACCTTCTTCTCTAAAAGCATTCATTAGGATTTCTGTGTTTATTTTATCCGTTGTTGTTGTTTGTAATGTGAATGTCCATGTCTTAATATATCCCCTCAACATATTGAATAAAATAGCAATTTCTATAGGAGTATTGATAATAGGTGTCCCTGTCAAAAAGATAATCTTTGCATTTGTTGCATCCATCAAATCTTTGTAAAGACGAGCCGCAATAGAACCGCGTTTTTTACCCGTGTTGGCTATTCGGCTTACTAAATTGTGTGCCTCATCCACAATAACCACTTTGTTATCAAATGGATTTATTCTTCCACCATGTGTTAATTCATCTAAATGTCTTTGTTGAAGCCCATTGTAATTGATATCCAAGTATTTATTACGTATCATATGGTCGATTTGTTGATCGACGCTTTTTTGGTCATTGTCTGAAAGAGAAGCAAAATTAGGTTGCTTTTTGACATTCATTAACCAAGCACCATTATGTTTTCTGACATATTCTATATCTAATCCTAATACTTGGGCTAAAAGAGGTCCTCTGCGAATATCGTCCCTTATAGATACAAACTCCCAATATTGATTCTTTTTATAGAGAAGATCTCCACATTTCTTGAGTTCATTGAAAAAATTCATTTTTAGAGATGCAGGTGTCATCAAAACCACTTGTTTTCCTGATTTCATTCCTTCAGCAATTCCTATAGATGTGCATGTCTTACCCGACCCTAAACCGTGATATAATAGTAATCCACGATAAGGTGTATATAAATTCAAATAATCACGGACGACTAATTGATGTGTAAGAAGTTCAAAATCAACTGGCCCAGAAGAACTATGGAGTGTCTTACAGGATAATTCGGTTGCTTTGGCTGCTATTTTCTCGCTATATGGACGGAATAATTTGGCCAACTCAGAAATGTATATTTTGCGATTATTCATATAATATGAACTAGCCGGAACAGCATATTTACCCGGAGACGGAAGTCGGTCTTTTATTAATAAATCCCCGATTTTTGCGGTTGATAAGTCAAATGGTGCCGTTTTAGATTGTGTTGAGACTTCTTTTCCCTTCTTGCGCCCCCTTTTAATAGATGTTTTGTGTTGGTCTTCTTCAGGCTCTTTCTCGATATCTACCGTTTCAACTGGTTCTCTTTCTTCAAGGTCTATATCATCTATTTTTGCTTTTTCTAATTCTTTGTCAATATTCATTTCAGGTTCTTCAACATCATCTTCGAGAACATTTCTTTCTGGGGTTTCTTCTACTACAGGTTCTTTTTCTGTTCTCCCTTTCTTTTTAACCGGTTCTTTCATGATAGGCGATTCATCATTATTCTCTTTTTCTATATCATTCCCTATATCATTCGAAATCGATTTAGATAACAAAGAACTCTCTACCGGACGTTTTAATCGCATTAAAATCAGATTACGGTCTACTAAAGTTTCATTCGTCTTGTTTGTGAATTTCAGCTCTGGGTGTTTTTTCTCTTCTATCTTTTTCGATGGTTCTTCTTGTTCTCCCGGTTGTCCCGGTTCTTTTAGAGAACCTTCTGTTTTCTCTAATCGTCGTTCATTTTCTTTACTTTTTGTTTCATCTTCATCTATTCGTAATTTCGCAATGAAATCCGGGTTTTTCTTTGTTTCTTTCTTTTTTTGTAAATCGGATAACTTAAATACCGTTGATTGCATATACTATATCATACTAAATTTTTATAAGTATTTACATACACACTTATAAAAAGTAATCAAAAAGTAATCAAAAAGTAATCAAAAAGTAATCAAAAAGTAATCAAAAAGTAATCAAAAAAATAATATTGATATCCCATTCAATCAATACATCTTTATGACATTCTATAAGACCTCAACAACGAATTATATTTTGAAGCGCCATTTCACAAGCCATTTGTTCTGCTTTTTTCTTTATTTTATGTTGCCCTTCGCCTAAAAAGACAAAGACTCGTCCATCTGCCGACATCTTTTGATGAATATCCTGGAATCCTGAAAATGAACTGATTGCCACGGATTGATGATGCTTTAGTCCAAATGCAGGTTGTCCTAAACACAAATATACACCCATATGATAACCTGTTTCGGTATTATGCTCTGTCACATCCATATAATGTGGTGTTACTTTGAACTCTTTTTGTATTCTTACTTGTAATATATTTTTGTAATTATCGTCATTTTGAATTAGATTCATCCAATCAACGTGTTTCTCGAAAACGTTCTCTACAAAGATCTGGACCATTTGGAAGCCTGGACCTGTCAAAAATATATTACTGAACCAGCCATCTTCGTCTTGGACCTTTAGATGATTAAAATCTAAAAACATAGCTCCTAAGAATGATTCGAAAAGACACCCTAGTTTTTTTAGATTTGTTCTTATCTGTTTGGTCTCAGCATTCGACGATAGGATTACCCATTTGTGTAACCCCATTTCTAATGCCAATCTGCCAATGGCTTCATTTTTGACAAGCGCTATTTTCTTTTCTGTCATGAAGCCCTCATTTTCTTTGGGGAACCGGCGATAGAGATAATATTTAGTAATACATTCCAAAATACCATCGCCCACGAATTCCAGACGTTCGTTCGATTTAGTGTAAAGCGGAAGACAATCTGTCGGTTTAGGCACAATCTCAATATTGTTTTGCGCGTTTTCTAAGGCTGGACGCCGAACATAAGATTGATGAACGAAAGCACGTCTATATAAATGAAAATTGGTCACTGGAAGTTGAATTCCATATTTCGCCAGAATTCCCTCCACTTCTGGTTGCGTTATTTCTTTATTTAGGGGATTATAGGGGTCAAAAACATAGACTTCCTGCCCGTTTTCTCTCTTTTCAATGTGAATATCATCGTCGTTTAGCAAAGACATATTGAACGGGTTTTATAGCGGGTAAGTTTCTTATATAGAAACAATTCAATTTTCTATGTGCTTTATTCAATATATTATTGTTTATGACACCCGTTACAAGAAAATATATATTTAGTGTATATATCCATGGGACTTGCTAACGCCGCTAAACGTGCCAGATACTATACTGCTACAGCTAATCAGAACCAGGGAGGTGGGCCCTCCAAGGCTGGTCTTCCTTACCAGGTTGGCCGCATCAGCTGGACACCTATTTTCCTCCAGTGCAACCAGGTCCAATACAGATGCTGCAAGTTGAGAACACTTCAAATCACTGCTAACCCTAATGTCCGTGAATCCAAGCCTATTGGAACACCTGCTAACATCTCTTACTGGCGAAATGGTGCTAACTATTAAGTTCTTTACTTTTTCTTGATAAAGGATTTTAGTATATTGTTATATGATTTTACATATAACAATTTCATTCAGTAGAATCATAAAGAATATAATCATAAATTCCTTTATGACTATATTTGAGAACATATGATAAGACGTGTTTTTTGTTCTATTCCAAAGAAAATAAATACTTGTAATATTTGTAAAAAAGTTCTCGATGATTCGTTCCGAGATATGGTTCTAAATGACAATCAAATAATAAAAGATGAAATTATTCGACGAGACCATTATCTTAAACAATCAATAGAATCGAGAACATATATGATGGGTTATTTTTTAGCATCTGGTGCTACTTTTTTGGGATTTATACAAGCTATCCCTATGTATACAACTTCAGTTCCATATATGTTTGCGGTTTCTTCTGGTTTATTTCTATTTACCTCTAAACTATGTGCTATCGATATGAAAGATTTTTATGAAATGTATAAAGAAGTTGATAATGCACTTTTGGAAAAACAATACAAAAACAATCTCACACACAAGTCATAAAAGAAAACTATGCGTCTAATTATCGATAATCGAGAACATGATTTAATAGAAAAATGTCAGCAAATTATCAATCTAAATCCGAATTATACCACTATAGAAACCGATGTTCTCCCAATTGGCGACATTTTAGTGAAAACAGATGAAGGCAAAGATGTTATGATTGTCGAAAGAAAAACACTGCAAGACCTTATTGCCAGTATTAAAGACAAGAGATACGAAGAACAAAGTCATCGACTTAAAAACGCCAGTGGATTTGCACCACATAATATTTTTTATTTAATAGAAGGAATGTTCTCAACTTTGAGAACACCCCTCGAAAAAAAACTGGTTATTTCGGCAATGGCATCTTTGAGTTATTTCAAAGGGTTCTCCATTCTCCGAACATCTGGATTGCAAGAAACTGCAGATGTATTGATACATATGGCCGACAAGATAGACCGCAATTTTATGGATGGCAAATTACCTTGGTATCTCAGCAGACCATCTTCTTCATCATCATCTTCTTCTGAAAATCAACCCCAAACCCCCTTATCTACAACCGAACAGAATATACTTCTTTGTGACAATCCCGAGAACCCTGAGATGAAACCAAATGGAGAACCTTCGTATTCTGGATTTGTAAAGAAAGTCAAAAAGGAAAATATTACACCGGATAATATGGGGGAAATTTTGTTATGTCAAATTCCGGGGATTAGCACACTTTATGCACAGGCAGTCCTAAAGGCATTCGGCGGGTTCTCTTGTCTATTAGAAAAAGTAAAAGAAGGGTCGGCCAGTTTTGATGATATCACATATGATTGCAAGGGGAAACCAAGAAGGATACCGAAAACATGTGGTGAAGAGATTGTTCGGTTTTTAGGGAAAATATAATTAAAAATTGTATATAATGGAACCAATATATACAGTTGTTACGAATGGACCATATAAATTTAAAATAAAAGATAATACATCAATCTACGATGGAAGAATAATCGGTCGAACTATGAAAATAGTAGGAAATTCTTCCGATTGTATCGATATATCTATAAGTTATAAAGATAATAGCCCTATTTTAGCATGTATTCCATATATATCTTATGACCCTGAGTGTTCTATCGATAGACCGCTTGATAGGGGCCGAGGTTCAGTTACCATGATTAGGACATTATGTCAATATGTTCATCGACAATTACCAACTATAACTGGGATTATGTTTGAAGATAAATCAAGCATAGAATGCGCAACAGAAGATGAAATACAACAAAAAGGTTCAAGAAATCGAAAGAAAGGAACACATGTAAGACCGGTTCCATTATATTATTTTTCATTAGCATTCAATGGAGAAACTTGGTACGAAAAATATTTTCAGGCAAGACAGTTAAATACCGATAAACATAGAAAATACAAAGCCAAAATGGAAGAATTAATGCATTCAGTCGAATTAAAAACATCCATATCTTTTTTACGGTTCTTAGAAATTATTACACCATTTTGTATCGAAGATACGCAATCAGCGACTCCTTCCTCATTTATAACTGCCCGCGAAGCGGGCGTTTTGAATGAGAAAATGCGTAACACGTCTTCGCCAATGATACCAGATGAACTTCATCCATATTATATGGGTTCGACAACATTCGGTGATTTTTTTCAATCAATACCAAAACAACATAGATGTAGATTAGTAGGTGAGTGGATTTCAATATTTATGAATCATTTTTTAGCAGGATTGTTTGATAATACTGATTGGGTTATTGACCTACCCCTTTCCACTGTAGGAGGAAAAAATAAATCTAGAAAATATTATTATCCTAAAGGGAAAATCCGACATACGAGAACATTTCGTGATTTTGGTATAGATCCGACGGATATATGAGTTATCCATACTTTACATGTCTTATTATTTCTTTATGACGAATTAGAGGGTGGTGTTGCCCAACTAGGCCATGTAGTCGTTGTTGGTGGAGGAGGTGAAGAACTCGCTGCAAATGGACTAGAGGTTGAATAACAAGGCGACTGGGTTCCATCGACGTATATGTTTGGATAATCTCCGATAGTAACAAATTGTTCTCTTTTTAGTAATCCCAATTTTGCTTGATACCATAAAGATGCAAAAAACACGATAACCGCTAATACACCGATGACGACATAAATAGTTTTCATATATACTTTATTCATATAGTTCTTTGAGAACTATATGATTTCTTTTTGACTACCTTTTTGACTACCTTATGAATGGTTATTTATTTTCCTATGCAAGACTATGCAAAGATACTTGTTTGAGAACTTAATTTTTGGTCATGAATATTATCTGACTTTTCTTGGAAACGATTATTGTTTGAATAAGGAATTATTTCATCATCTTTATATTTTCCCGAATCGACTGCTTGTTTTGTATAAAGAACTCCACCCCAGTTCTCATCCATTGGGTTGTCTGAAAGAGTTTGTCCTTTATAGGTCGAATCATGAAGAGCGTCTAAAGTGGTATATTGACCGATGAACTGGCCCGTAGGGTCAAACCCAGCATATTGGTTCTGGTTCCATGGTCCATGTTCTACAGATGCGTCTGTTATCTTGATGGGGGTTTGGTCTGTAGGGGATTGCGTAGGTAATCCAGCTTGGGGTTGAAAGACATCGGGACGAACACGAAAGACAGATTTGCCTTGTGTATTGTTCTCTTCTTGAACAAAGAGAACCGGACAATGAATACCTTTCTTTCTTTGGCCGTCTAAATAATTGATATATTCGTCTAAATTATAAAAAGGGAGCGGATTTACACCTGGTATCTCGGGTAATCGAGAATTATATAGGAGAAGAGAGTTCCCGGATTTGATTAATAAATCTGGGCAATCAATCGTTGTGGGTCCTTGAAGATCTTCTTTAGGATTAAAACCTTCTTTATAAGATAATTCAGTTAAGGGAACAACATGAACTTGGTGTGTAGCACAAAAATAAATTCCACTAACAAAAGACATTATTAAGAAAATAAGAAAAACTGTTGTAATAGGTTTCATTTATAATAGGGAACGAAATAATTATTATACCATTGTAGAATTAAAAATATTTACTGTATAAATAACGTAATAACGAACAATAAAAAATACTATATAATATAATAGTCAAAGATGTCTATAATACCAGGTAGTGATTGGTCAACACTTTTGTCGTTGGATTATAGCATATCTTTTAATGCTTGTGCTTTATCTTCTACAGGCCAATATAGTATAGCATGCACATCTTCTTCTGTATATTATTCATCAAATTATGGTTATACATGGACGGCGTCTACAACAACCATTAATAATAGTATTTTATCAGCATCTATTTCAGATACAGGTAATGCGATTGTTTCTACATCATTCACTGGTTCAACATCATATATATGGTGTTCTACTAATTATGGACAAACTTGGACACAAAGTAGTAATACTTTTACTGGTAATTTAATATCTACATCAATATCTGCAAATGGCACATATGGTATAGTAGCAGTTCCCGGCAGTAGTTTATATTATTCTAGTAATGGAGGCAGTAGTTGGAGTGTATCTAATTCTATTACAGCAAATTGGTCTTCAGTTTCAATTTCTGCTAATGGAACATACGCACTGGCTACTGTCATTAATGGTGGGATTTATTATTCTATAAATAACGGTCAAACATGGGCAGTTTCTTATTCAACTGCAAATCCATGGAACTCTGTATCATTATCTGCTAGTGGCGGGTATGCACTTGCATTAAGTTATACTAACGGTATTTATTATATAAATACATCTTCAGGAACGTCTTGGACTACTGGATGGTCACAAATAAAACCAATTCAACTACAATATATAACAGGTTATATAAATCAGAACAATCAATCAATAGCTGGATTAGCAATAGCTGAAACTAACTATATATTTTGCGCTACTACTAATAATGCGGCATATCTTTCATCCGATGGTGGATACAGTTTTATTGGTGAAATTGGTAATAGTGCGGCTTGTTATCAAGTTGCTTGTGATAAAACCGGACAATATGTTTTTTATACAAACACACAGTCAGGGACTATTGGTCTGAAATATTCAACAAATTATGGAATTACTCTTTCAAATATAACAGATAGTAATGGTAATCTTACATCTGGTGCTTATCCCACGCAAGTAGCTTGTAGTGCAGATGCAAAATATGTGTATGTATTTACTACTTCTAAATTATGTTATGCTAAAGACGGAAATTATCTTACTTGGTATAAATCGACTATAAGTATACCAGCAAATGTATCAGCTTATTATGGTTCTATGACATGTAGTGATAATGGGAAATATGTATACTGTAATATGTATATTACTAGTCCTCTTTCTACACAGATATATTTTTCAAGTGACTATGGACAAACTTATAATGTATTAACTAATGGTAATCAGGGGTCATCTTTAATAGCAGGTATAAAATGTAATAGTGTAGGAGATGTTGTTTATGCTTCTGTAGGTAGTTTTGTAACACTTACTAATAGTGGGGTCATTTACATTTCTACAAATTATGGGCAAAATTGGAGTACTATAAATAGTGTAACATATAATTGGCTATCTATTTCATGTAATAGTTTAGGAAATTTTGTTTTAGCCGCAGCTTATAACGGTCCTTTATACTATTCATATGATTATGGGCAAACATGGATTAATAATACCACCACATGGACTAGTAATAATAGTAGTCAAAAATGGTACTCTGTTGCAGTGACCCGTAATAGTAATAAGTTCGTTGCGGGATATGGTAGTTCTGGTGGTATATATGTTTTTACTTATTCTATTCCTACTTACTCTATTAATTGTGTTAGTATTTCCGATTCAGGAAATGCAATTACGTGCGACGATACTTATTCATATTATTCTACTGATTATGGAAATACATGGAATAAAGTAAAGAAACCATCACCATTTTTTAGTGTTCAATTATCAAAAAATGGTAATTATGCTATATCAATTTATCAAAATACAATAAATTCTTCACCAACTATATCTGCTCTATCTTCTACATTAAATTTATCTATTACATCTCCACAGATGTACTATTCATTTAACCATAGTGATAGAAATATAACAAATAGGCTAATTAACTGGGCATCAGGAAGTCCTGTTTATGATGCAAGTATGAATAGTTCGTTGAATGGTTCGTATATTTCAAGATTAAATTATCAAGTTGATATGGGTTCTATTGAATTTCCCAAAAATGTTATAGCAATTCCTGGTTCAGGTAGTGGTACGACAGTGGGACAGTTAACCGGTCTATCAATTTCTCAAAATGAATTAAGAGCTATTGCGTGCAGTAATATTACTACTCCTGGTATTTATTATTCATATAGAATTAATGTAAGTAGTTCTTTTGGATTTAATAACATACCAAATTCACCAACCCGTGCATATTTTAAATGTGGTTTAACTGCCGATGGAAGACGTGGGGTGACATGCGTCTCAGGGGGTCGTGTTTATTTGATAAACTGGACCGACGTAGCCCCCTCGTTGGTAGGTACAACATTGGATGATATCTCGCGCAACTATACTGGATTAGCGATTACATTAGATGGTTCAAGAATGGTTGCTTCTACAGACACAAATGTATTTTTTGCAACTTGGACTGGAACAAATTATACAGCTTTTACACAAACATTAAATACATTGACGACACCATTCTATGGTATTAGCATTTCCGCAAATGGTGATAGAATTGTTTATAGCACAAGTAGCATTACAGCAACTTGGTATCTTTCTTATTGGAATGGAACAAATTATAATGATGGAGTATGTTTTAGAAGTTCTTCGTATACTGCACGCAGTTCATGTTTTAATAATGATTCATCTATTTTATTTTTATCATATAATAATCCTTCTACTTATGCTGTTGAATCTTGTGTATTTGATATTTGTAGTAATTCATATGATACATTTAGTAATATATTAACAAACATGACTAGTGTAGATTGTTTTATTATATGCTATATTGATCATTCTAATACTGGAACTATGTATTCTTTTGCTGGCACTACTTTACATCAATATACAGCAAATTATACAGTAGCAACATCATCTACTCAAACAAATTATATAACATTACCATCATTTGCAACTGATAATAATGGTTATAGTGTTGCTACATGGTTTCGGTCAAATTATAATTACAATCCAGTTCGAATATTCGATTTTGGAAATGGCGCATCACCTAATAATAATATAATGTTATATTTTAGTCCATATGGAAATGGAACTTTATATTACAGTGTAACTACAAATTCTATTGATATTTCAGGAGGACCTTTACCACAATATTTTATAAACGATGGAACGTGGCATCATGTCGCGATTACATCAACATACGTGTCTTCTGGTTTTTCAAATGTTATTATTTATTTAGATGGTCAAGCAATATATAATACAAGTAATACCTTCCCTTATCCTAGTAATATTACTCGCAATTTAAACTATATTGGACGTTCTAATACATCAACTGACTATGCATTTTATGGAAATATAGATGATTTCCGATGGTATAATACTGTTTTGACACCTGCACAGGTATCTCTGATTTATTCCATGAACCCTATTATCAATAATAATATTAATTACCAGGCATGCACTATTTATAGGTCATCAATTACGACTAATGTTACAAGTAACTGGGGTTCTACATCAAGTATGGGAATAGGCACAACATACTATTATTGGATTGACCCAAATGCCGTATCAGGAACATATACTACCTTTGTCAATTACCCAAATCCTATTAAATTTTCATATACATATAACAATACAGGAAATCTAACACAAGCAAAATTGTATTTAATGGTTGATGATATTTGCTCTGGTATATATGTAAATGGAACCCAAATTACAGGTGTTAGCATTGGTTGGAACATAACAATCACTCCTACTACTATATCTTTAATACCAGGTAATAATTTATTTGAATTTTATTGCATTTCTTCCGGGGGCGGTGCAATGATTGCCGTTTATGTAACATCTACCGCAGATGCATTTTTATTTAATACAGGAACTTCGACTACCGGTTGGACAGCGATAAAAACAGGATTTTTTTATAAAAATATGCCAATAACATCATTTATTCCAAACGAGTTTGGGCTTATTAATTATAGGATTGCTATACCAACCACTACGTATAGAGCCGGCGGGTATGATATAAGTCTTAATAATACATTTAATATGATTTCACCATATAATACACTTGGATATTTTACTAATGGGGTAGACTTAGCAACTTTAGAATTTAGACCTTATTTTATTCAACCAAGCAGTGGTTGGTCAATTGGTTCAAATATAGTTTCAAATATAGCGGTAACCTATATTACATTTACTAGCGGAACTGGTACGATTACGTTTTATAAATCATGCACTATACAGATTTTGGTAGTAGGTGGTGGTGGTGGTGGTGGTTATCAATATGGAGGCGGCGGCGGTAGTGGAGGGGTTATTTATAAAAGTTCGTATTCAATTACAGCCGGAACTAGTTATACCTGGACTGTAGGTACTGCCGGTAGTGGTGCTACTTCTTCAAGTAGTATTGGGAGTAATGGTGTAAGTTCGGTTTTTAATGATCAAACCGCAGTTGGCGGTGGTGGAGGTGGCTCAGCTAATTTATCAACAGCTGCCGGAAGTGGTGGTTCTGGTGGCGGAGCGGCTACTAGTGGCGGAGCTGCTGGTTCAGGAACAGCCGGTCAAGGATATAGTGGAGGTTCCACTGCGACTATTTACCCAGGTGCAGGTGGAGGTGGGCCAGGCGGAGCGGGATCAAATGGCACAGGAACTACTATAGCTGGTAATGGTGGTGCAGGTTTATCTTTATCTATAACAGGAGTTTCACTAACATATGGCGGTGGTGGAGGCGGAGGTTATGGTGGTTCTTCTAATAGTACCGGTGGCAGTGGTGGAGGCGTTGGTGGTAATGGAGCGTATTATTATAACGCTTATATAAATGCTACCAATGCAACTGGATATGGTGGAGGTGGAGGTGGGAGTGGTGGTGCTAGTAATACTACTCCTGGTAATGGTTCTGCTGGTGTTATAATTATACGATTGACCTAATATTTTCTCATCTAAATATATACCATGTCCCCCGTAATCCTCGGCAAAGTTTATGCCAATTGGTGCGGTTATTGCAAACAGTTAAAACCTGAATGGGCAAAACTCAAAAAAATGTTACCAAAAACACAATTCGTCGAAATCGAAGAAAAACAAACCAATAAGAGAGCCCGTTTAGAAAAAAAACACAATTTACAACTCAATGTTAGTGGATATCCAACCATCTTCAAAATCCAAAACAATCAAATCTACTATTATACTGGCCCGAATAGAACTGCTCAAGCCATTAAAGCTTGGGCCTTTCCTTACTCATCTTATACTCGCAAAAATAAATCCAAGAAAAATCGCACACGTTCCTATCGTGGTTTTTATTGATATCTTCGTATAAGACCCCATAAAAAATTATATACATTTATATATAAATATATATGAGTATTCAAGTTGTTCCTACACCTTTAACCACCATTATTCCCACTATTTATAGTTTCAATTACAATGTTAATAATTTTCAACTCAACTCATCCATTACATTCAATGTTATTCTTTTAGACCAAAATGCAACACCTCTACAAGTAAGCCAAGTAACACTTGCTGGTGCTGATTACCAAAACTGGGGCAATAATGACCAATATGTAATTACATACATATGTAATTCTTTAGGACTAACTCAGCTTAACCCTCCATCGACTTCTTCGAGTGTTCCTGTAGTTCCTGCTCCAGCACCTGCTGACCCTGCCCCTGTAGATCCAGCACCTACAGACCCTGTCCCTACAGACCCTGCACCTACAGACCCTGTTCCTACAGACCCTGCACCTGTAGATCCTACAACAGTATAATTTTATATGCTTCATATACATCATATAAAATTGAACCAACATCTATCTAAAAACACACATATATACACATCTAAGTAAGATATGACAACTACTGAAACAAAACGCACTGTGGGCAAATCCTTTAGGCTTCTCGATTTCCATACTTTCGATCATTCCGAAGATGATGATACTGGTTCTCTCGGCTCTGGCTCATCCGGCTCTAACGGAACCACCGCAGAGTTCTATATCCAAATGTTCGGTCTAAATGAAAAGGGCGAGACCGTCTCTATCACTGTCACCGACTACAATCCATTCTTTTATATTAAAGTCGGCGACCATTGGGCATATCCTGCCGCACAATCACTTTTAGCAGATATCAAAAAGAAACTCGGTAAGAACTTCGCATCCTCTGTCCTGACAGCCGAACTTGTCGACCACAATAAACTCTATGGCTTCTCAGGAGGTAAGAAATCCAGGTTCGTAAAAATCACTTTCGCTAATCTTGCTACTTTTAATAAAACCAAAAATCTTTGGTATCAATACGACCAAGAAACCAATCAGCGAAAACCTAAGCCATATGTTTTCAATCAAACCCCGTTAGACCTTTATGAAAGTGGTATTCCACCTCTTCTTCGTTTCTTCCATTTACAAAACATCAGTCCATCTGGATGGATTCGAATAAATACACCTAGATGCCAAGTCCCGCCAATAAAAACGACAACTTGTCATTTCGAATACATTTGCCAAATCAAACACATCAAACCAGCACCCGAAAAAGAAACCCGAGTTCCTTATAAGATTTGTAGTTATGATATAGAAGCCAGTTCCTCTCACGGCGATTTCCCTCTTCCTAAAAAGACATACAAACGTCTTGCAAGCAACCTCGTCGATGCATTCCAACGCCAACAATCTTCTTTTGGAAATAATATAACCACCAAAAAGAAATTCTTGACAAAAGGTATCTTGGCGGCATTCGGCTACGACAAACTCGACGATATCGACCGAATTTATACCATAGAAAAAACAGACAAGGCCGATATCAAAACCAGGATAGAAACCCTTTTGGAAACACCTGTCCCTACTGATCCTAAAGAAGTCCAATTGGATACTATCGAGACACTCTTTGAACGTATGGCCGCAACTACTTCTGCCGATGCTTCTAATGGGCCAGATGCAGATGCCGATGCAGAATCCGATACAGAAGACGCCGAGGAAACCACCGATTTATCTGTCAAAAAGAAGCCAAATGTCAAGGCTACCAAGGCGAAAGCATCCCCTACATTATTCCTTTATGACTTTCTTTCGAAGGACGATGTAACAAGGGAAGACAAAATCAATACTACAAATGTGCTTCTTACACGTGTCTTTCCAAAAGTCGAAGGCGATAAGGTAACCTTCATCGGTTCAACCTTTTTGACATATGGTCAGGATGCCCCTTCGCTAAATCATTGTTTGGTTCTCGATACATGTGACCCAGTTGAAGGAGCCGTTATACAATCTGTCGGAACCGAAAAAGATTTGCTTCTACAATGGTCTGCTCTTATCCAAAAGGAAAATCCGGACATCATTATCGGATACAATATCTTTGGGTTTGATTATGAGTTTATGTTTCAGAGAGCATTAGAAAATAATTGCGAAGAGGCTTTCTTGAAGTTGTCCAGAAAACACGGCGAAATCTGTGGAAAACACAACGGCGACCGTAGTGATTGGGTTCTCGATAAAACACAAATAAAAATCGCCAGTGGTGAATACGACTTGAGATATCCCGCCATGACTGGCCGTCTTCAAATCGATTTATACGCTTATTTCCGCCGTGATTTCAATCTGTCTTCTTATAAATTGGACGATGTTGCCGGTCAGTATATAAGCGACGAAATAAAAAAGACGGAAATAACACCAGAAGGAAATACCCGTATTTACAGCAAAAATCTGGCGGGTCTTCATATAGGCGATTTCATCCACGTAAAAATCAATTCATTCTCGTCGGATTATTTCAATAACGGCCAGAAATTCAAAGTAGAAGCCATTGATTATGGTGTTCTTTGTGACAATAAAAAATACAATGTTATAACCGTGGCCGGAACCCATGAAATACCCGAGCCTACTGGTTCCGTCGTTTCAGTCGATTGGGGTATGGCAAAAGACGATGTAACTCCTCAGGATATTTTCCGATTGACCCGTGGTTCGTCGGCAGATAGGGCAGTAGTAGCCAAATACTGTATTCAGGATTGTAATCTCGTTCATCATCTCATGGGCAAACTCGATATCATAACCGGATACACCGAAATGTCATCGATTTGTTCTGTTCCTATCAGTTTCCTTGTATTCAGAGGTCAAGGCGTTAAGCTTACTAGTTATGTTGCTAAAAAATGCCGTGAAAAAGATACTCTTATGCCTGACTTGGATAAATCGACGGGTAATGAAGGTTATGAAGGCGCTATTGTCCTCCCTCCTAAATGTGCCATGTATTTCGACAATCCGGTTGCATGTGTTGATTATTCGTCTCTATATCCCAGTTCTATGATATCACAGAATTATTCACATGATAGTAAAGTATGGTCGAAGGAATACGATATGGATGGGGTTCTGAAACGCGTTTCAGGAGAAAGAGATAAGGCGGGCAATTTCATTTATGACAATTTGCCAGGATACCATTATATCGATATGGAGTTCAAGACTTATCGGTATATTCGTCCTCATCCAAAAGCCCTTGCTAAAAAGACACAAACAGGGACAAAAGTGTGTCGATGGGCACAACTTCCGAATAATCAAAAATCAATTATGCCTAGCATTCTCACTGAACTACTCGACGCAAGAGCGGCGACAAGAAAGAAAGCGAAGACGGAACCGGACCCTTTCATGCAAAATATTCTCGATAAAAGACAGCTCGGATACAAGGTAACTGCTAATTCGCTTTATGGACAATGCGGGGCCAAGACATCGACCTTTTATGATATGGATGTAGCGGCTTCTACAACAGCCACTGGACAAATGATGATTACTTATGCCAAAAGAATGATAGAGGAAGTTTATGGGAATTCCGTTTATGAAACCGCTCAAACTACCCCTGTCAAATGTAATGCAGAGTATGTATATGGCGATTCTGTTGCGGATTTTACACCTATTGTAATTCGAAGATGTCATAAAGGAATAATATCATATCCTCTGGAGTATTGTATTGTAAGTGAATTGGCTGAGAAATATGGTGGAAATAAATGGGCGGTTTGTAATGAAGTTGGAAAACAATCGAAAGAATTTTGCGAATTAGATGACATTGAGGTTTGGACAGAAAACGGTTGGACCCGTGTATATCGTGTCATTCGGCACGGGTTAGCTTCGCATAAAAAAATGTTCAAAATACAAACTACAGAAGGTAGCGAAGTAGTGGTAACGGACGACCATTCTCTATTGACACCTTCAGGAACCGAAATATCTCCGAAAGATTGTTGTATAGGAACCCAACTCTTATCATGTCCAATAGATGGAACTCCTAAAGGGGAAACTATCGCTATTATGGAAGAAGTCCAATATGAGGGTTATGTTTATGACCTCACTACAGAAAACCATCATTTCGCAGCTGGCGTAGGCAATCTTATTGTTCATAATACTGATAGTGTATTCTTCACTTTCAATCTAACAAATCCAGAAACTGGAGAAAAAATCCGCGGAAGAAAGGCACTCGAATTAACCATCGAAATCGCACAAGAAGCAGCTAATCTTTGCACGGCTCATCTGAAACCACCCATGGCATTAGCATATGAAAAAACCCTCATGAATTTCACGCTATTGTCAAAAAAGAGATATGTTGGTATGCTTTATGAAGACGACCCCGATGACGGATATCTCAAATTCATGGGTCTCGTTCTCAAACGCAGAGACAATTGCGACCTTGTCAAAGATGTATATGGAGGTGTCTTACACGAACTTATGAATGGGTCGAATGTAAAATCAGCCATAGATTTCCTTTATGACGCTCTCGAAAACTTGATTCAAGGTCGTGTTCCAATGGATAAATTGGCCATTACAAAGGCCTTAAGAGGCGATTATAAAAATCCGGCAGCGATTGCTCATCGGGTTTTGGCAGATAGGATTGCTCAGCGGGACCCCGGAAATAAACCCAAACCAGGAGACCGTATGAAATATGTATATATAGTTAATAAATCGGCCAAACTACAGGGTGAAAAAATAGAAACTCCGGAATTTATCATAGAGAACAATTTAAAAATCGATTATACGCATTATATTACGAACCAGTTAATGAAACCTCTTCAGCAACTCTTCGGATTGGCCATCGAACAAATCTGGGAACTACAAAACAAGAAGCCTGCAATAAAGACATTCAAAAAGGATATGGACTTATTACATGCAGAAACCGGCGGAGATATCGAGACATTCATGAAACGGAAGGAGAAATATACATCGGCCAAGATCAAATCACTTCTTTTTGACAAATTCTTGGAAAAAATTTATAATCAACAGAATGGGGTCCGCACAATGGGCGAGTTCTTTCCTGGAAAGGGGCGTTAGATATGATTTCAATAGGTATTAAAAAAGAATATTTTATAAAATGTTCTCAAAATACTTTTCAAAAAGATATTTACGGAGAACCTCTCAAAATTTATTTTTCAAAATGGTTTTATAAAAGTCATCCAAAAGAGTTTCTAAAAAAGAATATTTTATTAAATGTTCTCAATAATTATCTTTTTGAAAAGTATTTTCGAGAACTTCCCAAAATTTATTTTCCAAAATGGATTTATAAAAGTCATCCAAAAGAGTTTTCAAAAAGAATATTTTATTTAATGTTCTCGAAAAATACTTTTCAAAAAGATAATTATTGAGAACCTTCCCAAAATTTATTCTTTCAAAATGGATTTATAAAAGTCATCCAAAAGAGTTTTCAAAAAGAATATTTTATTAAATGTTCTCGAAAATACTTTTCAAAAAGATAAAATGGAGAACCTTCTCAAAATTTATTTTTCAAAATGGTTTTATAAAAGCCATCCAAAAGAGTTTTCAAAAAGAATATTTTATAAAATGTTCTCAAAAATACTTTTCAAAAAGATAAAATGGAGAACTTCCCAAAATTTATTCTTTCAAAATGGTTTTATAAAAGCCATCCAAAAGAGTTTTCAAAAAGAATATTTTATTTAATGTTCTCGAAAAATACTTTTCAAAAAGATAAAATGGAGAACTTCCCAAAATTTATTTTTCAAAATGGTTCTGAAAAATAAATACCCCTAAAAAATTTTTTTTAGCGGCCTTCGGCCGCCCATCATAGCCATCAACAATATTCCTTTATGACAATATACGAACCATCATAAAAATTACAATCTATAAGCACCACCTGAAATATCAATAGGAATATCAAATGTATAAATTAATTCATTAAAAGCAGAATTTGCAGGAATACGTTGAATTTCACTATTTAAGAAACCTCGAATGGCAGTAGTTAGCATCGATGTTAAATTGGATGCAGGAGGTGAAATCGGACGTCTTTGTTCTCGAATAAGTTCATCAATTACTTCATCAAACTCACTTTCCTCATTTTCTTTTTCTTCCTCTTCCTCATATCTCCTAGAAGAAGCTAGTGCAGGCTCTGATTCACGAATATCAAATCGACATACAGGACAACGCACATTTCGCACAAACCATTCTTGAATAGCGGCACGTTTAAACATATGACCACAATGACGAATACGACATACTTCTTCTCCTTCTTGAAAAGGCTCTAAAGTAATAGAACATGTCGAATGTGGCAGGGAGTTGTCATAAAGAATATTCTCTGTTGCTATCGCAATTTGGGTTCTCGATGGTCTTACTACAACATCTTCAAATGTGTTTATGAACGCATGACCTTCGTCTCTTCTCTGAACAAAATCACGGATAGTTGCACTGATTGGATAATTTCTGGAATATGGGTTCATAATAGGACGTCTATGAATAGGTCGTTCGTTTGTATATATACGATTGGACAAACTATGTGTCAAATATGATAAATATACGCTCATATTAATATTATAATCGTGCATATTATCTCCGTAATCCCTCATATTTCTCTGATAATGATACATGTTCTCATGAATATTACTATAAGAGTTTCCTGAAATGTCCATCTATATAGACATAAAGACTATTTTTTATATAGATTTAACTAGAGAATGAGCAAATTTGTAGGACTTGCGAATTTAGGAAATACTTGTTTTTTGAATTCGTGTATTCAGGTTCTCAATCAAACAGAAGAATTATATAAAATAATAACATCAGGAAAACCAGTGAATGAAAGTTCGCCAGATACGATTATGTTAAAAGAATGGATAGATTTAAAAACAGTCATGTCATCTGGAAATGGAACATTATCGCCGAATAAGTTCGTTCATATGGTTCAACAAGTAGCACAAGTGAAAGGTCGAGAACTTTTTACAGGATGGGCACAAAATGATATCAATGAATTCTTGCTTTTTTTGATGGATTGTTTTCATAATAGTCTAGCGAGACCAGCAAAAGTCCAGATTAATGGAACACCTGAGAACCAGACGGATCAAAGAGCAATTATTTGTTATCGTCTAATACAATCAGTTTATGCCAAAGAATATTCTAAAGTTCTCGATGTTTTTTACGGAGTTTATATGACAGAGATAATCCAATTAGATGGGCAACAAATTCTTTCTATGAAAGCCGAACATTATTTTGTGTTGGACTTACAGTTATTCTATCAAAACCAGATATGTAATAACCTTTATGACTGTTTCAATTTGTTTATTCAAGCAGAACATTTGGAGGGGGATAATGCGTGGTTTAATGATGCAACTGGCGAAAAACAATCGGTATATAAACAAACAAATTTCTGGAGTTTTCCCGATGTTTTGGTTATATCTTTGAAAAGGTTCTCACCGGATGGTGCCAGAAAATTACAACATGTAGTGGATTTTCCTTTGGAGAATTTGGATCTTTCTAAATATACGAAAGGATATCAGTCACAAAAGAATATATATGATTTATTTGGGGTATGTAATCATATGGGAGGTGTCATGGGAGGGCATTATACCGCATATGTAAAACATATAGACCAAGGCGGTTGGTTCCATTATAATGATACGATTATTGAACCTGTTCCAAATCCCAGTGTCATTGTTTCTCCTAGTGCGTATTGTTTGTTTTATAGAAAAAAAATACCTTCTTGTAATATATAATGAATGACATACCTATAGCCACCCTAGCAAATACAGGAAGTTTTTCAAGTGTATTTACGAATTCAACACTTATATATTTGTTGATATTTTTAGCGATATATGCAGGAGTATATTTCGTTTTAGGTATTATTTATGGCGGTTCTGCTGAAAGTGGGCCATTGAGAATTGTGAGAATAATAGATATTTTGGTTTTCTTATTTGTAGTCATTTTCTTAGTTACTACTTATTGGAATACTAGCCCACAGGCATTCGGTTCTCAATTGAGTGGCTCTTTAAGCAGTTTCAAAGCATTTGCTGAGAACCCTTTTTCGATTTTCACTGTTGTAGTGTTTTTATTAGCATTTTATGCTGCGATTTATCTTGTTAGAGTCCCTATGGGTTCTGTTGCTAAACCTATAACGGTTTCCGTAGTTGAAACGGCTACTATTTTACTTTTTGTAGGACTTTTGATTATCGATTTTTTCAAATATTTACTGAATATTGATTTGTTGAATTTTACTTTGGACCCAATTATTTCGGATTTATCTACACCTAAACCTACAACTAATGGAACCCCATCAAGCACACTTCCTGCTATTTGTTCTGCAACAACACCTCCGCCACCCGGAGAAGTTTTCAATATCAGAAATAATTTATATACCTATGATGAAGCTCGTGAAGTATGTTCGATTTATGGTGCGAAATTGGCCACATATGACCAAATCGAAAGAGCATATAATGATGGTGGCGAATGGTGTAATTATGGATGGAGTGAAGGCCAAATGGCTCTTTTCCCTACACAAAAAGCAACATGGGAAAAATTACAACAACAAACTGGAGCAGGAACATGCTCTGGAAAACCTAATCAGAAATGTGGTCGTCCGGGGATTAATGGTGGAATCATAAAGAATCCAAATATAAGATTTGGGGTTAATTGTTATGGAAAGAAACCACAACCAACCGATGCTGAAAAAGCCCTTATGGAAGCAAATGTAGATAGTAAGGTGCCAGAGACGCAAGCAGACCGAGAGTTGAAAGCCAAAATGGATGTTTGGAAAAAGAATGCCGATAAATTTTTGTTGATTAATTCATTTAATTCAAAACAATGGTCAGAATAGAAACGCCCCCCTTAGAATTTGTCATAAAGGAATAATATGACAAGTTCCTTATGTGATAGGAAAAAAAGTTATATAACAGAACAAACAATGAATATATACCGTTAAAATGAGAACACTCCATTGTGCTTCTAATTTCGTCGCTATATAATAAATTGCTGATACAATCAAAATCAAAAAAATGACTTTGAAAATAATCTGCACCCCTGTAAAATCCCCCATTTATATTATTTGGTTATTTTCTTGCGAGTATTACGTTTTTTTGATGTAGTCGAATTACCAACATCCTTAGCGGATTGATAGAATAATCGGTCATAAACATCATTCTTTATGACTCCTTCATCATCAGTATTTTCTTTATTGTCTCGCTGAGAACTTTCAGTAATGTCATGAAAACAATGTAAACCAAGAGGAACCGCTAAATTGTCAAAAAAAGAATATATTTTACTATCATTCAATTGGTCTGGTTTTTTTTGTAAAAGTCCAGTAATGGATAATCCTCCTACAATAATCTCATCCGGTTTCTCACCCGTTTCATTTTCTAATGTGCCGTTTTCTAACATATTTCCACCGGTTTTTATATTTTCTGAAAACACATATAGTTCTGTCATATACTATATGTGTTGTTATTTTTATTGTTATTTTCGTTATTGGTTCATTTTTTCGGAGAACTATAATTACGCCGAATATCCTTTGTGATTTTTACCTCGCGGTTCTCATGTAAATAATCCATAATACGTTCTACTTCTTTCGGGTCAGCTAATAATTTCTCTAAACATTCTTCGACATATCCAAAAGAAATAGGTTGATATTCACGTTTTTCATAAAATCGCAAATCGCCATCGCTTATTTCTATCGTGGTTTGATTTAGTGCATTTTTTTCGGCGTATTGATAAATTTGGCCTGCTAATTGCGATTTTAATTCACGCGCTTTTTTGACTTTTTCATTCGTTGTCTTGATTTGAGTATCTATAGAAACCCATTTCTGAATGTTCTCAACGAACTTTTGTCGTTCTTCTTTTTCTGCCATGTCTTTTATTTTTAGAAGATATTTTCTTTTTATTGGTTTTCCTTCGACTCCTCCTGCCACCCGCTACTGCATGTGTTTGCGAATCAGATGAAATGTTTCCAGGAATAACCGGTTGCAACATAGCATTTGCTTGGTTCATTCCAACAGTTGTTGATATCTCGGACATTTTTTCGGGATTTAATAAAGAAGATGCGTTTGTCAAAGCAGGCGAAACGGTAGATGCGGCTCCTCCAAATCCACCAATACCACCAGACATCTTTCTTTTTGACCCACCTTTAGTTGTTTGTTGAGAACCATTATCAGGAGGAACTCCTGCGGGGTTATGTGCAGGTTGAATTACATTACCCTGTCCAGCTGTTTGGTTTGTTCCCCATACATATACACCATAATCGGCAGCACCACCGCAACCGACACCACCAGACATTTTTCTTCTTTGTTGTCTCATTTTATATATACCGAGAATTTATTCTCCAATGCTGAGATAGATAGAGTTTATAAATAATACGTCACTTTATGTATTTCATGTTTTCGCAATAATTTCCATAAAATACAAAACATGGCTAATACCATAAAGACAATAAATAAATTATAAAACGCAATCATCCATATATACACATATAATTCATTATAGATCATACTAAAAATGGGTTTCATCATTTCTCGCACATCTTTTTTCAGACTTTCATCTGTAAAAAAATCAATACAAGTATCTCGCAAATTCTTCATTGTTATAACCATCTATTTTTTGTCATAAAGAATAACGTATTCGGGTATTCGAACAAAGGGTTTAGCGATATTCGTCCACAAAAATAAATAGTTGTATGGGTGTATCCTATAAATGATCCACGAACCCACAGATAAATTCGAGTTCTCTAAATTGACATTATGTAAGCCCATATCAAATGCTGGTGGTAGTTTTTTCATTAAATATGCTGTAGGCGAACAACCGCTTTATATTCAACCGCCGAAATGTTATATTAAGCAAGTAGTTGCAAAAACGGCAGGTAAAAAAATGTATTGCGACCTCGTTTTCCAACAGGAAAATGATGCATTCATTCGTTGGATGGAGAATTTAGAAACACATACACAACAACTTCTTTATGACCATCGAACAGAATGGTTTAAAACGGATTTAGAACGAGATGATATCGAACAGTCCTTTACATCTCCTATGAAGGTTATTAAATCGGGGAAACAATATATTGTTCGGGCAACTATTCATCAATCTCCTTCATTGCGAATTTACGATGAAGATGAAAAAGCCGTTCCTATTGAAGCAATTGTTGAGAACACGAATGTTATGGTTATTTTAGAAATACAGGGAGTCCGCTCTGGTTCAAATTTTCAAGTGGATATTGAAATCAAACAAATGATGGTTATGAAACCTACTGAGATATTCAATACTTTTTTATTTAAAAAGAAACTTGAGACTGTTCAAAGAGAACCTGAACCGATTCAACATAGAGAACCTGAACCTATTCAACAAAGAGAACCTGAACCAATTCAACAAAGAGAACCTGAACCGATTCAACAAAGAGAACCTGAATTCATAATAAATAAATCAGATACTCCAGAAAATATAGTCATTGAAACGGATATATTAGAAGAAACTGCCGATGATAGTGGTTCTCTTTGTGAAGTAGATTTAGAGATATCTGATATAGGAGATGAAGCGGTTAAACTAAAGGAACGTAAAGAAATGTATTATCAAATGTATCAAGAAGCCCGGCAGAAAGCAAGAGTTGCAAGGGATTTAGCACTTTCTGCCTATTTAGAAGCAAAACAGATTAAAAATAAATATATGCTCGATGATATTTTGGATAGTAGTAGTGATGAATCTGGCGGAGAAGAAGATGATGATTACGAAAAAGATGAATAAGTCTCTGTTTAGCAAAATTAAGATTTTTCTAAAGAAAATAATTTTATCCGACTGTTTATATAAAAGCAATGTTGAAAAGTTTTTCTCGTGGATTTTCCAGTGGCTTCAAGAGTTTTTTTACAATTGAACGTGTCTCAATTTTAGTCGTCTTTCTTATTTTGGTTTGGGC